AGGAAATACTGCCGCGCAACGTGCTGCATTTCAGGCAGACATTGCTAGGCGTACTGGTGACGTATCACAAACACAGTTTGGCGCAGATCAAACACTGGCTTCTCAAATGGGGCAGACCGCAGCGCAAAAGGCTGCAGCACAATCTGACCTGGCTAGACGAGCTGGAGATATCTCACAAACACGATTTGGTGCCAACCAGGCACTGACCTCTCAGCAGATGGGCGCAGCTCAATCAACCCTGGGCGCTAGGCAAAACCTGGCCTCAACCCTTGGATCTGCTGGGCAACAAAGACTTGCGGCGGAAAGGGCAGAAGGTGAAGGCATTGGTAGAATCGGTCAGCAGCAGATGGATGTATCTGGGCAGCTGGCTAATCAAATGGGTAGCCAGGCTCAACAGCGTCTAGGCGCTCAGCAACAGTATGGTGCCCAGCTTGGATCAAGTGCTCAACAAAGACTTGGTTCGCAGCAGCAAAGATCACAGCAACAAGCCCAGGCAGCTCAAAGCAGATTGGGTGCAGGTCAAGGATACGGCAACCTTATCCAGGGCACTGCCGGCCAGGTGTTGGGTAACCAGCAGAATCTGGCTTCTAGCCTGGGACAAAGCGCTCAACAAAGAATGGGTGCTCAGCAGCAGTATGGTCAAACTATGGGTAACGTGGCTAATCAAATGTATGGCGCCGGCACTCAGCTTGGTCAGACAATGATGGGCGCAGGCCAAAGCATGCAGGATGCCAGGACTCAGATGGGCAACAATGCAGCGCAGAATGCAGCGACTATCGCGCAGGGCTATGGCGCCATGGGCGGACTTCAGGGGCAGATCGGTCAGCAGCAACTTGCAGCGCAGCAAGGCTATGGTGGTTTCCTCCAGGGTCTTGGCAATGCACAGCAGGCAGCAGGCCAGCAGCAGATGCAGAATCTAATGCAGTACGGCGGAATGCAGCAGGGTAATCAGCAGCAGATGTTTGATGCCCAGCGTGCAGCAATGCAGCAGGCTCAGATGGCTCCGCTTAATCAGTACAACGCTCTGCAGCCGTTTGTGAATATGGGTGTAGGGGCTGGCGGCCAAACAACTATTGGCACAACTTATACTCCGCCGCCTAGTGCGTTGCAGGCTGGTCTTGCTACTGGACTAGGAGCGTTAGGTGCTGCCGGCACCTACATGAATCAAGGGGGTGCATAATGGCGGAGACAACGGATCCAACCCTTGAATATTTCAAACAGCTGCAGGCAATGCAGAATCAGCCGCAATCTGGAATCGACCTAGAGGCAATAAATAAAAAAGCCCAGGAGCTTTCTTTTCTTATGCCTACCACCAGGAAGCGCGGCTTGTATGGCATGGCTTCAGATCTTAGCCGAGGCTTGGTTGAGCAAGCAGCAAGTGGTAGACCCTCATCTATTGGTTATGGCCTGGCAGCAGGATTTAATCTTTACAGCGAGGCAGCCCAGAAGCGCCAGCAAAGAGCTGACGAAATGCGGTCCAAGCTCATGCAGATGGCTTATCAGGATGTAGAGCAAAGAAGGCAAGATGCAAAAGCTATGCAGGAGAAAATGCTTGACGCAAAGTTTAAGTATGATCTTCAGGTACTGAAAGAGACGGGAGGCGTCTTTGCTGGCAAGAGCCTAGAGGCTCAGATGTTTAACATTTTGTTGGAAGCAGAAAAAAATCCATCGTTGAAGAACACGCCAGAATATAAGCTCGCGCTCAAGTTTGTTCAGAAGCCTAGAATGCAGACGGTCCAAACAGAAGAGGGTGCCAGGGTTGTGCAGGTTCCTGGGATTACTGTCGAAGACATATTTACTCAGCCGCAAGACACCAGTGCTCCAGCAGAGTTTCCAGATGCTACATTTACAGGGAGATACCACAGCTCAGGTGCTCCAATATTTCAACGTCCTGGCGCAGATGGTCAGATGATATACTTCACCAAGGACTAACTTATGCCGATACTGACATTAGAAGAATTTGAACAATCTACAACTCAGATGCCACAAAGAGCTGCGTCTCCTGATCCTATTGCTGCTTCGGGGATTATTGCTGGAACAGAGAAAAAGAAGTCCCCATTTTCAAAAGAGCAGAAAGACGCTGCTGGTTTTGCTCTTCGTATGGAGCAGAACATGGCGGTGATGGATGACCTTGTTGATTCTGGTTACAACCCAGTTGATATGTTTAACATTACTGCAGTCAAAGACAACTTGCTTCCTGTAGCGCCATTTATTCCTGATTTTTTAGAGAACGCTTTAACCTCCTCTAATTATCAGCTTTTTCGTAATGCGTCTCAGGACTTTAGTATGGCTGTACTAAGGAAAGAGTCAGGTGCCGCTTTGACCGAAGCTGAAGTAGAGCTAAACAACCAATTGTATATTCCTGAGTTTGGTGACAAGCCGGAAACTTTAGAGGGTAAAAGGCAGCGGCGTATAGATGCTCTTAGGGGAATGAAGAACAACGCAGACAAGGCTTTTACTGATCTTAAAAAAGGCGTCAAGGATAGTTCACAACCAGACCTGACTGAGGAAGAGGCGCTTGATGTATTGAGGGAGCGTGCAAAAAGAAACCCCGAGTTACGGGCTAAACTAAAAGCGCGAGGGATATTGTAGTGAGTGAAAAAGCATTAGAAACTTTAAGTGACGACCAACTGCTCTCTATGGTTTTTCCAGAGATTCCTAGCTTAGGAAGCTATTCTGACGATCAACTTATGTCTCTGGCTCAGGCAGATATTTTAAACTCAATAGACACCAAGTCTGGCGCATCTGCCGGAATTAGAGCCCAGGTGGCTGCAGCTCAATCAGTTGACGATAAGCTGGCTACCATTAAAAAGTTTTATCCTGACGCTATGCCTGTTGAGGTCCTTGATCCAAAGAATGGCGCCTCCAGGTTTGGCCGAGGTAACTTTGTATTTACTAATCCAGAGACTGGGACGCTCACGCTTTTTGATGAGGATGTCAGATTGTTCGGGATGCCCATTCCTACCCTGGGCGACTTTGCTGATGTAGGTCCAGAGATAGCTGAGACTATTGGTGGTATTGGTGGTGGTATTGGTGGTGCAGCAGCCGCTGGAACTCTTGCCTCTCCCACAGTGATAGGAGCCATCCCTGCAGCAACCGCTGGCTTTGTAGCTGGGGAAGGACTTGGCAGCGCTGCAGCAAGAGAAGCGTATATTGGTATTCTGGATTTCTTCGGGGAAACCGAAGACAACAGGACAGGCGTGGAAAGGCTAGGTGACTTCTCTACCACTGCGGCAGTCAATGCTGCGGCTGGTCCAATCGTATCTAAGATTTATAACGGCGTTAAGTTTGCGGTTGGCGCCCCAATCAGGTATTCAATAAACGCCTTAGATACCTCAGCAAAAGAAGCTCTTGACAGAATGTCTAAGGCCGGCGTTAGTAACCCCACTGCCGGCCAGGTTAGCGGTAATCCCCTGGTTAATTTATTTGAGCAGTATCTAGCAGCGGCTCCCCCGTCTGTTCGTATCATGAAGGAGAACGCGGAGAAAACCCTGGTAGAGCTCGATGAAGCCACCGCCGGTTTAGCTGGCAAGTATGGTGGTGTAAGAACAACCTCAGAAGCAGCCGACCAAGTAATGGGAGCAGCCCAGGCATCCAGGGCTCGTTACGATGAACAAGTAAAAGCAATGTATGACGAAGTTGGCGAGTTGATCGGCGACACCGTTAGATCAGATGCTGGCGCCACAAAGAAGTTTGTTGATAAGTACCTGGCACAATCTAAGACTGCAACTGGTGCCCCCGACTTGAATCCTGCATTAGAGCAGGCCGGTCGATTGCTCCAGGATGCTGCTGATGGTGTGCTCGATTATAACCAGCTGAAAGCATTTAGAAGCAGCCTGATGAGCACGGTTAGAAAGGCCGAGTCACAAGGCGCTCTAAGCCGTTCTGAGGCCAAAGTAAAAGAGTTGATAGGATATGTCACCGCAGACCTGGATAACCTTGTAAAGTCCGCAGGGAACGCTCAGATAGACATGTTTGATGGTGAGGCTGGCAAGCGTGCGTCCAACGCTATTTTAAATAAATATAAGGCCGCCAATGCGTTTGTTAAACAGAATATGCGTAAGGGCGGAGACATTGCCTTTGTTGATGATGTTATCAAGCGAGGAGAGACTGAGGCCACGGGAGCTTTACGCTATGTGCTTAGCGGTTCTAAAGAGGGCGCCGAGCGTCTTGAAAAACTTCGTCGTCAATTTGAGCCTGATGAGTTTAATGTTCTATCCGGCTACATGCTGGGCAGAATGGGCATGCCTACCGGATCAGCTGCGGGTGCTTCTGAGTTAGGTGAGCAGGCCGCCAAGTCTGGCGCCGAGGCGATGGCTGAGGCCGGCTTCTCCCCAAACAGATTTGTTACCAACTGGAACAACCTTTCCAAAGAAGCGAAAGAGGCTTTGTTTGGCGGAACAGAATATGCCGACCTGGCACCAGCTCTTGATGACCTGGTGTTTACAATTGACCGTGTAGGTAAGACTGCAGCTCAAATGGCTAACCCCTCTGGCACTGCCAGGCTGTTAGGAGCAATGGGAACCTTTGGTCCCCTGGCTGCTGAGGCAGGAAAGTTACTGGGTGGTGACGGATTTGAGTACGGGTTAGGCGGGTTGATTGCCCCCTATGCTTCCGCCAAGTTGATGACCAACAAGGACTTTGTGAAGTGGCTATCTAAAGGTGTAGAGATAGCGGCATACAAGCCCAACTCTTTTGGGCAGCATATCCGCCGCCTGGTTCAGATCTCAGAAGTTAATCCCGATATCCGTGATGAGGTTAAGGGTGTTATCCAGGGCTTGAGCCAGGATGCTATCGAGCCAATGGATTGGGAGAGCTCTGAGTCTCAACAGGGTCCCAAAGCTATACCAGAGAACAATGAATCAGCATTCCGCCAGGTTGTTCCTAAGAGCACGGCAGATAAGCTGCTGCCAAATAGGGAAGAGCTCATGGCGAGCCTTAACAGTATGAGTATTCCGCAGGTCGGTTCGACAGATGGTTCTATGTTTGAGCCACTGCCTTCTACCGGTGGAGTTAGCGCACCTAGTTCTTTCCAGTCAGCTATGTCGCCAACCATCCTACCAAATGACGCAGACAGGGAATTAGCCTCGCGGATGCAAGCTAATAGATCGGGTATCGCAGGGCTGGTTTAGTCTTCATCAATAGACGGCGTAACAGAAATCACTGCGCCATCTACGCTGTAGTCAAACTCATATCCCATATAACGATTGTCGTCTCCCAGGTCGATCACTATGTTGCGGCTTAACAGTCGCATCATTGCTGCTTGCTGGTGCAGTGTTAGCCTGGCAAACAAGTCGATAACTTCTGACGCCTCAAGCACTGGCTTGTAGCTTTGCGGTACTGAGCGAGAAGCCCCTGGTTTATTGAACAGATTCACGCCTGGATCCCTGCAGCCAGGAACAGTCGGTCATGCTCATGCTCAATCAAAATCTTGAGCTGGTCTATCTTTGAGCGTCTCTGATCGAAGCAAATTTCCTGCAGCAAATCATAGGTGTGCTGGTCAACAGCCAGGCTTTTACGCTGGCGATCTGGTTGTGGTTTATCTTCTACGTTAGTCATTGTTAGTCCTATCAAATTTGTCTGGACCAGTTTATAGTTTTGTGTAAGAATATGCAAACTATGACTTACCAAATAAAGAATTATCTTCTTTCAATGCAGTCGAACTGGCCTATCAATCATGCCCTGTATGATGCCGTCCAGGAATCTATCCCCGCCATAGCCAAATACAGAGCTAATGAGGGGCGTGAGGATCTTCATAAAACCCCCATAGATAAGATGTGCAAGCGGGTCTTTCCTGACATTTACACCGTGCCTTTGTTTAGGCGGCAATGGTGCAAGATGATGGTCGAAGAGATCAAACTCATGGAAGATCACGTTGCATTTAAACCGAATGAGGATGAGGATGAGCTCAGGCAAATCCCAGAGATTGTGCTGCGGGACCACTGTCCTGAGCTGTATAGCCGTATGTGGTTCGTGGTGCAGACTGTCCTCAACCCTATATTCCTAAGCCTGTATCAGAGAGATTGCTTTGATATCTCCTCGGTGCAGATAGCAAACTACAACCCCAAGGATAAGCAGAAAGGTGCCTGGCACCATGATGAGTCTGCAGATATCTCGGTGGTTGTTCCGCTGAACACTGGAGGGTATGTCGGTGGCGGTACTGAATTCCATAATCATGGAACGCTCAAGCCCTTGCCCTCTGGCCATGCCCTTATATTCCCATCCTTCACCAATCTCCACAGGGGCTTGGCAGTGGAGAGTGGCGACAGATACCTCCTGGTATTCTGGTTACATAATAAGTCTAGGAATAAACACATTTACGAAGAGATCGAATAGCCCCCGAAGGGGCTGGTTGATTAGTGCCCGTAACCCCAGGCAGTTTGATATCGAGGTTGACCACCGTAAGGGCTGGCGTTGGCGCAGTCGTGAGCCTTGAATCCACCGTACTGATTGATTCTCTTGGTCATGATCTTGCCGATAATGTGGTCAGGATTGGGGGCAACGTAATCCATGTTCTGGTTGCTCTCCATAGTTACCTGGCCAATCTCAACCACCTCGATCATCTGGCCCTTCTTGGCGACAACCTTGAAGAACTCAACATTGGTCTGGTCATAGCCCCAGCTAGTATCGAAGATGTCACCCACCTTGATAGTGTTGGCAGCCTCAGTCTTGGCAGCCTTGGCCTTGGCGGCTCGCTCCTTCTTGTACTCAGCGTTGGCCTTGACGTTCTCGAAGATCTCCTGGACATACTCATCTCTTCGCTCGACGCTCTTGAAGCAGTAGTGCTTGGCTGGCTTCTGCTGCTTGCCGATGAAGATCATGGCAGCTGGCTTGTTGGCACCGCTGTCGTAGTAGTAGGCAACGGCGTCAATGCCTTCTGGCTTAACCTCAACAGAGTCTGCTGGGATGTAAAACTCTCTAGTCATTCGTGCTCTCATATCGTTCTCCTTAATTACTAATTGATTACCACATAGCTATAATCACACATATCGTGTCGTTGTGCAAGTGTTTGCACAAATATATATAGAATAAAAGTGCATATCAGCTGCAGCCCTTATAACTACACGGTCTATATATAATGTGTAAAGATGTATACAACGACACGATAATATGAGACTATATGTATGTAGGGTAATTAATCAATTGAGGAGTGAGTGAGATGGGTCAAGCAATAGACATGTTCGGTAACGAGATCAAGGAAGAGCAGAGCGCTGCGAGCAAGATAAAGTTTCAGTTGCAATTCATGGCGTTCATGATGCAGTGCGGCAGAGATGAGGAGGCGCAAAACGCCTTTGAGAAAGCCATGGGGTTCTGTGATGAGATGATCGAAGCTGAAGGAGGTGAGTGATGATTACGGTTGAGATGGATACCTTTCACTGTGGAGGTGTAAAGAATGGGCAGCATGGCTTCAAGGTCATGCGGTTCCCAACCTGGGACCAGGCTTGTGAGTGGGCTGGAACCCAGACAATGGATGTGACATGTCCCTTTGTTGTGCTTGAGATGCGTCACGCAATTACTGGTCAAAAGGAGTGGTTCTAATGGGTATGACAGTTTATGTTTATCGAAACGATCTTGGTGACAGCACCGCAGGCGGTATTAGCGCTACCGCAAAGCAGTTATGTCTCACAAATGTTGAGGGGCCATTTGAGCCCAGCGAAGACAGCCCCGCTGCTGTCTTGGTTATGGCTGAGCCGATAGGTGGTAGAAAGATATTGAGAATCGAGCCGGCGGATGCTGAAGGCAAGTGGACAATGTTTGGCGGAAACTATGGTGGAACAAGCGACAGTCGTTTCAGCGATAAATGTCGAGAGCTTTTAGGTCAAAGTTGGTATGGAGCAGTTGCCATTCACGACAGGATTGAGTGGTGATCGGTGACTGGGATATCAAGGACCCCGACTGGCATCATGGGGACCTTGATTGGGTGGAGGCTGAGTTCTGTGAAAAGTGTGGTGAGGAGCTTGGCCTGGTAGAGGATGAAGAGGGGAGGGATATTCCCTGGTGCAAAGCCTGCGATGATTGATTTTTTACTTTTTTTAGACTGCTTAATTGCAGTCTTAGTGATTCAAAACCTAATTGATTGGTGGAGATTTAGAAATAAATAGCCTGGTCACCCAGGCTTTTTTTTAGCCATACGCTTAGCGTAATCGTCCAGGTTCTCTCCAAACATCTTCTCGAACCACTGGCCCCAAGTTTTGCCGTGGCGCCTGCTGGGGACTTCCTGGAAGCGTTTACGCCATACTGACCTGGCAGCATAATACTTTTTCTGCTCAGCCCACATGTCCTCACGCTCCTGCTCTTCTTTAGTAAAGATCACCTATGTCAAACTCCTTGATGCCTTCCTGGTTATAAGGCAGGTAGATGTCACTCTCCCTGCACGCCATACCGATTGCCAGGGCCTGTTCATTCTTAGCATCTGCGTAGGCTATGGCTTCATCTGAAAGGGTATAGACAGCATAGGGGTAAGGGGCCATCTTCTCCTGGGCCAGGAAGTAAAACTTCTCAGTCGGAAGACCAACGGCTCGGCAGCCGGCAACATAATAGGCTGCTTGCTGGTGATACTTGAAGCTGTTAATAGCTGACTTGAAGCCCCTGGGGGATGCGTCTCTGCAAGTCTTGAGGTCCCAGATGTCAGTGCCAGTATGCCAATCTAATTTGCCCTTACATGGCTGCCCCAACCATTCCCAGCAAAGCGTGAGCTCTACTCGATGCTCTGGCTTGGGTATGTACTCAGCAACTACCTCTCGGCGCTCCATGCAGACTTCATACATATCTTGCTTGCAAGGGGTGCGGTCACCAACCGAGGTAAGCCAATCGGCATACTCTTCTTTGCCCACCTTAGTGCGCCGGTCCACATTGGGCTCCAGGGCAAATTCGTCGTGGAACTTGTGATGCTCCAGAAAGACGGTGTGCTGCACCCTGCCCTCCAGGAGAGCCGGCGAGTTGTTGAACTTGCGGTTCTTCCAGGTGAATGGGCACTTGGCTATCGAGGTTAAATCGTGGGATCTCCATGCGGGGATGGAGTCATATGTTGGATAATCGAGGTCTTCGTATATGCCTGGTTTAAAATCCATACTAATCCTTTCGGGGGTCGTCCCCCATTGAGTAACGTAAATACCAAACTGATTTGGCCTTTTCCTGGTCGGCGTCATTGCCTGGTTTCTTCCCACATCGCCACTGATACTTGAATGCAGCAAGCTCACAGTAAGCCCTGACACGCTCGGTGCCAAAGGCTGCAACCATAGCGTCAATGCACTCTATCTCGGAGTCAGCATAATGGTTGGGTGAGTTGACCATATCGTGGGCAGCTGCCATCTGGTCATCAACGTCAGGCTCCAGGCACGCCACCAGTTTCTTGTAGCTGCTGATGCGTACCGGCTGGCCTTCCATTGCTCTTGACCAAACCCCAGGGCTAACACCCAGGTGCCCAGCCATTGCTGTATTGCTCAGGCCGCCATTGACCTGGAACGCCTCCAGGTCTTCTCGCTGGTCGTCTGTGAGTTCAATTTTCATAGCAGGTTCCTAAAACGGGATGTCGTCGTCGATGAAGTCCTCTTCAGGCTCTTCCTTCTTTTTTGACTTCTTTGTCGCTTTTGCTTTATCAGCAGCCATTGCTTCTAAGCCAGACACAGGTGGTGTGCTGGTTACATTGCCGCCTTTCTTCCAGGCTGCAGCCACTTCAAAGCACGGGGCCTGCTGGTCTCTACCGTCTTCATCGCAACCGGCAATTCGCCATTGGATGAAGCGTGGCAGCTCTTCAAAGACATCGCACATCGCCTTGCTGGCCTCGCAGCTCTCGCCGGAAAATTCTTTGGTGTACTCTTCGAGGTCAAACACTGAGGTCGGGTTCGTGGTTTCAACGCGCTTGGCGCCCTGGTCAGAGCAGAAAATGCCATCAACCTTTGCGTTGCCGTTGCTATTTAGGACCACGTTGATCTTACAGGTCACACCGAGCAGCTTGGTCAGGTCAAAAGCCTGCAGCTCTTCCTCAGTGAATGGCCGGTTACGCCATGCCTGGAGATCTCGACGCAGATTACTGCGCTCATTAAGTGACAAAGTGTACCCGTGGAAGATAGAATATGGGCGGCCATCGCTCAGTGTGAGCTCAGGGATTTCCCAGAAGATATAAATTTTATGCTTCTTGGAGATCTCTCCCTTGTAATCTTCCTCCGCTGTGCCTGCATCGACAAGTCGATAGCAGATAGCCTCGTAAGAGCCTGGTGGTACGGTTTCAAAGGTGGATTCACCACCCGATCCTGCGCTTGCTGTTAGTGCCATTTTGCAAATACCTCTTGATTGTTTGTATAAGTTTGCACTATTCTACACATTCTAAGCGGAGGATCAACAAAATAATGTCATTTCTAGTCAGTGCAACCAATAAAAAAGATAAATCAAGGCCCATAACGGGCAATTTCCGGCAAGAGTTTGAATCGTTCCTGGCAGACAATGGCTTACAACTGGACCAAAAGAAGGGCCTCCTGGTCGATGGCAGCATTGGCAGAGCCTATATGGATGTCGGTGGCAAGCAGAAGCTCACTGGTTGGTATCAATTTTGGGCGGACCAGACCGTCCCTTTTGGCCGATGCGGTGACTATCGTGTAGATAGTGCTAACCCCACCGCAACCTGGAAGCCGAACAACAGCAGCAGCTATAAGATGACTGATGAGCAGCGAGAGGAGATCAAGCAGCTCCAGGCAGAAGCTCAGGCAAAGAAAGAAGAGAAGAACAACCGAGCTGCTAAGCGCAGCACTAATATCTGGGAGGGTGCCCAGGACTGCAGCGAGCACCCTTACCTAACCAAGAAGAATGTATTAAGTCACGGTCTCAAGCAGCACAACGATGGGCGCTTGATGATCCCTCTCCTGGACGCATCTCTCAGTATTGTCGGTCTGCAGTATATTGACGATGGTGGGGGGAAGATGTTCCTTACTGGTTCCAAGAAGAAGGGCAGCTTCTTCATCCTGGGCCAGGACCTACTCCAGGGCGCTCACACTATCAACTACTGTGAAGGGTATGCGACAGCTGCCAGTTACTACCAGGATATGAAGCAGCCGGTGGTGGTGAGCTTTGATGCTTACAACCTGGCTCCTGTTGCGGAAGTCATATTCAAGCACTTCGCTGAGGCCAAGCATATTTTCATCGCGGATTTCGATGACAATGCGACCGGCGAGAAAGAGGCAATTAAGGCAGCCCAGGCGGTGAAGAGTGGGGGTGGCCAGGCTGAGGTGTTGATGCCGCAGTCTAAGGGGGATTACAACGATCACAAAGAAGCGCTGCAGGGAGAGGTGATTCCGGCGCTGCAAGAGGTGAGGATACCGGAGGAGTATGACTTTGAGCGCAACAGCAATGGGCGCTTCCTGCACACCAAGGACAATCATCGTGGCGTCCTGGTTACCAATCAGATAGAGGTGGACTACAACGTCATTAAGAAGGCGATCGAGATACACATACCCAACCAGAAGTTTATCGCTGACCTAAAGGATGACGCGGCGATTATTGAGATCGAGGACCGTGCTATCAAGATGGGGATCCCCCATGAACGTATCCGGTTCAATCTGAAGCTGCTGGCCAGGGAGTACAATCCGGTCAAGGAGTGGATGGAGAGTGAGCCCTGGGATGGAAAGGCCAGGCTGCAGATGTTCCTAGATACCATTAAGAGTCCTAATGAGCCGCTCAAAGAGATGCTGATGAAGAAGTGGCTGCAAGGATGTGTTGCTGCAGCATGCGAGGAGGGCGGAGCTAATTTGGAGGGTATCCTGGTATTCCAGGGAGCCCAGGCAGTCGGTAAGACGCAGTGGTTCAACAGCCTGGCACCGAACAAAGAGTGGCTGCTGGAAGGCGCTACACTGAATCCCCAGGACAAGGACAGTGTGAAGCAGTGTGTTAGCCATTGGATATGCGAGCTCGGAGAGTTGGGATCCACCTTCAAGCGTGCAGATATTGACCAGCTCAAGGCATTCCTAACCAAGCGCAGCGATGAGTTACGCCTACCTTATGACCGAGCGTTTAGCAATTACCAGCGGCGCACAGCGTTCTATGCCAGTGTGAATGAGAGGGAGTTCTTGATCGACACCAGCGGCAACAGACGGTTCTGGGTTGTACCGGTGACAGAGATAGACTGGCGCCATGGCTTGAACATGCAACAAGTGTGGGCCGAGATCAAGCAGACGATGTATGCCAAGGGAGATCGTAACTGGTTCCTTACAAGTGAAGAGCGGGTCATGCTGCAGGACAGCAACGAGTTCTTTAGAACCCAGAGCGCGGTCGAAGACCTACTGCTACAATACATACGGTTTGACAGTGCAGACAAGAAGCCAGTGCAAATGACGCACTTGCTCAGAGACATGGGAATCAACAACCCCAGGATGGCGGACTTCAAAGACGCTGCCAGGGTGCTCGCTGATCGTGGTGTTGAACCAAGATATAGCAATGGCAAGAAGATATATGACCTGGATTATGACGCGGTAGTCACCGCAGATGACACCTTCCCACCGGCCCCGAAGTGGGATATGTGACAGGGTGAGGTGCAGGGTACAGGTAGGCATAATTGGTGTATCGTGTCGATGTATAAAGTTGGTATAAGTGGACACGATAATGTATGCAAATTTATACAATGAGATTAGCTATACACTGTACCCTGTTAGGTGTATGCGTAAGTCCTTGATATATCGCTTGTTTTTTTATAGGTAGGGTAGGGTATAGTCTTTTAGGTAGAGCAGTTTTATATAAGTATAAAGTAGAGTTATTTATAGTTTATATAGGGTCATATAGCCTTACTATGAGACACCTACTATACCCTACACTGTACACTGGAGAAGACTATGGATGTGTTTGATTATGATGAGCAGCTTACTTATAACGAAAATTTCAATAAGTGGCGGCTAATGAACAAAGATGAAAGAGAGAGCTACGGCGAGAGACCACTGGCCCACGGTGAGGCCGAACGGATGTTCGCAAAAATGGCAGGAGACTTATGGCTGAAGAAGAAAAGAAATTAGGCAGACCCAAGAAGGAAAAGCCTAAGCTCACAAACGCGCCCATTCAATTCGTCGCAGACGAGGAGCTGGGCATTACCGATATGCAAGCAGGGTTCGTCTGGCACTACACCGAAGGTGCATGCGGACAGACAGAGGCAGCTCGAAGAGCAGGCTTCAGCTTCCCAGCTAATGCCGCATCGAAGATGCTGAACGGTAGGGATCATCCGAAGGTGACAAAAGCAGTGCGGATCGCCCAGGAAGAGCTGCGCGAGAAATATGCAATCACGCCAGAAAAGACTGGTGCGATGCTATGGAATATCGCCGAGACATCGTTCGAGCAGGGCGCATACAATGCTGCCGTGAGTGCGGTGAAGGAGCTCAACAGCCTGGCAGGTCTGTCAATACAACGCAGCCAAAACCTTAACATCAACGCCAACCTGGAGCGCATGACCAAGGAGGATATCAAGGAGAGGCTGAACGATTTATTGGGCATAAAAACTACCTACGATGACAAGGATGTGTAGCGCAAGTTGCGAAGCAAAGGGTAGCCTGGGGAAGGTTGAATATAACCAAGAAAGAGGGCTCTTTCTTTTTGGTGCCCAGATATATGCAAAAAAGTTATAAAAAAGGGAATTCCCATAAGAATCAGTGATATAGGGCAGGTTTTGCCAGGGATTGAGCAGCCTGGTCCGCGCCCCCTGTGAGCACGGGGGTCACAAACAGGGCTGATTGGGCCTGATTTGCCTGGATATGGGCCACCAGGGCAGGATTTTATTGGACCCCTATGGATCCAGAAAACGAGATCGAATCCCTTTGGTTTTTTTGGGGCGGCACCCCCCTAAATGGGGCGGCGGCCAGCGGGATAGGTTTACTTGAGTTTTACACATTCAGTAACTAAAATTCTGTAATGGATAAACACTTTGCCCTTTCAGATTCTATGTGCAAATTTTTGCACACCAAATTGTCCAGGGGGGTAAACTCTAGGGACGTTTGGGTTGCCTGGGGGGAAAAATTTTTTTCAAATTTTTAAATAAAAGGAAATGATGATATGGCTGATTCACGCAACAAAGGAGCTGCCTTCGAGCGTGATTTGGTCAAGCGCCTAAATACTTTTTTCGCGGATAACGGGGTAGTCGATGGTAATGGCCAGGACCTCACCTGTAAGCGCAACCTCGATCAATATCAGACTGCAGGCATGTGTGACATTGAGATACCTGGTCATGCTATTGAGGCCAAGGCGTATAAGAGTGGCTGGTGGTATGCCCCCGCCTGGTGGGACCAGGTGCTTGAGGCGTGCGGTGACAGAACTCCCGTCCTTATCTATAAGTTTAACAACAAAGCCATAAGGGTCTGCGTGCCGATTCACGCGATCAACCCTGGTTTCGAGCGCGACAACGCGCAAACCGTGGTAATGACTTTGGACCAATGGTTTATACTATTGGGTAAATACTTTAAGGAGGGTAGTTATGGCGGTCAAAAAAAAATCGACGGTGAATGCTTCGGGCAATTATACTAAGCCCACAATGCGTAAAAACCTGTTCAATCGTATCAAGGCTGGTACTAAGGGCGGAAAGGCGGGTCAATGGTCTGCCAGGAAGGCTCAATTGCTGGCTTCTGAATATAAGAAGGCGGGGGGAGGCTATAAAAAATAATGGCATTAAAGAAACCCCAAAAGTCCCTGAAGAAGTGGACTAAACAGAAATGGACCACGAAGTCCGGTAAGCCTAGCGCTGAAACCGGTGAGCGTTATTTACCGAAGAAGGCTATCAAGGCGCTGTCCGACAAGGAATATGCAGCGACTACCAGGAAGAAGCGAGCGGATACAAAGAAGGGTAAGCAGCATAGCGCTCAGCCCAAGAAGGTGGCTGGCAAGACCAGGACCTATAGGAAACGGTAATGACCGAGCTCAACGAGAATACCGCTCTCACCATTCCACTTAAAAACCTCCTGGCAATGATTGCTTTTACAGCGGTATCGACCATGGCGTATTTTACGGTTGAGTCTCGATTGACTGCCCTGGAGCATAAGATTGAGCTAACCGATGTTGAGATCAAGTCCAACTCTGAGTTTCGCATCCTTTGGCCCAGGGGCCAGCTAGGTGCTCTGCCGGCAGATGCCAGGCAAGACATGATGATTGAGGGCCTTGATAGAGATTTGTCCGAGCTGCGGGAAATGCAGGACCGTGTTCATGAGCTCACAATAAGGATCGGCACTGTTGAGGCCCTTTACAAAGATCCTAATCCAACTGACTAAAGTGTACCTGGTTAATGACTGACTTTAGAGATGGTCCTGGAGATCGTGACCGCTGCATCGCTTTGCTTGTTGAAAAGAGCGACATGGATTATTATGAAGCAGTAGATTTTTTTGATAATAGGGTGGCTAGATCCGAATCTGAACCAGGCACCGAAAATTTCATGAGGCCGATAGTGGGCCCAGACGATTCATTTAGGTGATGCAATGGATGATTGGAGAGACCCCGACACTTGGAAAGGCTTAGCGCTAGTTGTCGTATTTGTCTCAATTGCCCTTTGGCATTTACTTACGAGGTGATTATTAGGTGAATAGAGACGATATCGACATATTCGCTTTTAACCTTGGGGGCAGCGTCAGTGATATGATGCGCGATCCCGAAGAGAAGAGTGATCCTTTTCTGACTGAGGAGCAGGCTGCGTATTTTGCAGCGCAACTACTTCCTGGGGCAGCGACTGTTGATGCTACCGGTAATATGCCTGGAATGCCATCGTCTGATACAGGTCTCACCGATATATTTGATGCCGAAAACAATCCTTCTATCCTGGAGAACATTCGCCAGGGCAACATCCTAGATCCTGCGCTGCAGGCGTTAGGCGTCCTGGGTGATGCGACCTACGTGATTCCGCCGCTCGGAGCTACGCTGGGGACCGCGTTGAAGGCACCAGGCGCACTTAGAAAAGCCATGAAGCTGACCGGTGGAATTGATAATCTGCCCCAGGATGTTGCCAGGGTAGGTGATGGTGTTGAAGCCATTGATGCCGCCAGGTTAGTTGCAGCGATTGAGCAGGGCACCAAGGTAGATGGTCCGATCAGAACCACCCCTGTATTCCAGGAGCTGGGTATTGAGCGAGTGAGAGAGATTGAGGCTGCACTTAAACGGCAGCAAGGTGATCTTAATTCGGTTGAAGCCATGGTCCAGCGAGCTAACACAGTGAACCCTTCATTCCAGGCTAACATTGACTCAGTGGCTAAGTCAGTTGGTGGCAAGAAAGCTGATAAGTTTATCAACCTAAAAGATGGCAGCCAGTTTGATGTTGAGGTCAAGACGCCGAAAAGCATAGCCACCAAGGTTGAGAGAAAGGGCCTGGCGCCGGCAGACTTCACCGATGGCGTAAGAACAACGATTTACATAGATACTGCAGACCAGGCAGAAGAGGCTGTGAGTCAAATAGGCCAGATGTACACGACTATCGACCGAGGTTGGCAGCGCATACCTGAATCTGGTTACTTTGACCGGAAGATGAATGTCCTGGTTGATGATCCGGCTACCGGCAAGAAGATTGTTGCTGAGATCCAGATTAAGACGCCTGAAATGTTTGATGCGGGGGAGCAGGGAGCTCACCGCTGGTATGATTACTCCAGGAAGCTAGAAGGCCGGTACAACCACGAGATACCTGGTACTAAGCTGAAGCTATACAATAAGGCGCTTGCTGAGCAGAGGCGCCTGTTTGGTGCTGCTTTTGATGCAGCGGATCCTGCTATTGTGGAGCAGCTTGTGGATAAGTTTATGAAAGGGGGAGTTGTGGAAGCTGGTCCCCGATCTTTCCGTATTTCATTTCAAAACTGGGCTTAGATAGCTTTTTACCCTCTTTAAACCACTGAACGACATCCCACTCGGTCTGTTTTTCCCATTCGTCAGAGCCCTGGGCTAGGTGAAATCCACCAAAATTATCGTCACCGTAGTCAACTAAAACGCCTGGCGCTTCTTCCCAGGTCCAATAACTCTCTATCTTTTCCATATTATTCTCCTGCCATGAGCAATGCTGCTGCATACTTGGCTGCCAATCTTTTTCTATCGGCAGGCTTGGGTATACTGTCAAGACCATTGTAGTTGTTTTTGAGGTCGCACACCTTAACTGCTTTTGCAATCGGGTTGGCAAAACACCTGGGGATGTATTCTTCCAAGTAATCCTCACCAGGGGCCTTAGTGACCGCTCGAACCGCAGCCTCTATTTCAGGACCAAAGATCTCACCGCACTCGATGAAATCTTGCTCAGTATTCCAGACGTTCTCGTAAGCGTCATGCAACAATCCAACAATAGCATGCGTCTCGCCATACTTCTCCATCATGGGTTTGGCTACGGCCATCGCGTGGAATATGATAGGCAAGCCGTTCTTATCGAACAGCTCCTCATACTCGGCAACGGCAACCTCTAAAGCCTTTTGAAACCCAGCAACCACAACACACCTCCCTTCTCAATACAGTTTATTGTAACACTTATCGTGTCGTTGTACAACTAATTGCAGCCTACTTAACTCGGCTGCGCTCGCCCTGGGGGCTAATGTAATAGATCCCGTGAGGCTTCTTTTGCTTATCCAGGATCTTGGCACGCCTGGCTATTATCTCCTCATAACTTGCTTCACCGCAGCGCCTGGTAACAACGTACCCGCTGCCGCTCTCTGCCTGGAAGAACTCTTCCAGCTCGTATCTATCTGCACTCATATTGCTTCTCCTTTGGCTTGCTCACAGTGTGGGCAAACCATTTGTTTGGTTTTAGGGTCCTCAACCAGGCGCAAATCATGCGCGTCACAGAATCGAGGATCGGTTGGTTTGTTGAAGATGCGATCAAAATTGTCGCTAAAACTCTTCATATTGGTGGGGCGTTGGGTGTGACCTTTGCTCATCTTTCTGCTCTCTCCAGATTTTTACGATGTGTTTGGCTTCAGGCCCCGCGTTATGATGCACGTTCAGGGCACGTTTGTAGATTTTCATTCGCTGCTTCTCAGTCATACCAGGTTCCACGTGGAACAATTCAGCCTGGTCCAGAGTGTCGAAATACTTATCCATCTTGCAGCTCCTTGAGGATCTCCCGCAATAACTCCAGGATTTCCGCGTGGGTTTTAAGGACTTCTTCAGCGTCCTCTTTGTCTAACTCAATAATGATTTTACTCATTTTTATCCTCGGCAAATAGGAGAGCCAGGAGCCCTCCCATCATTGTGGCTGTAAAAAGCAACGCAATATCTATCACGCTGCCATCCTCTTATACCTGCCGCGACCCTTGTAACCTTTAGCCTGGACGGCCTCTAACGGGCTGCTTTCTTTGCAAGCCTGGAGATAACCTTCGACAGTATAGTTATCCATCAAGCAGTTTACCCAAGACTTCCAGGGCTTGCTGCCGTATTTGAAGCGAGCAATAAACGCTGGCTTTGGCTTGCCGATCCATGAAGGGTGACAGTTAGGGTGTGCAACCTCCATATTGACAGACTCAGAGTGACGGCCTCGATACATTAAGTACATACCGTCCCAGGCAAAATCTTCTTTAACAAACGCAGTCATAACTTCTCCTTAATAATTAACTTACATTTACAATATACCTAATAACGTGTCGTTGTGCAACTATTTATTAAATTAAATTAAAGTATATTTATGCTTGCACAACGACACGATATAGGATACATTAGCAATGTAGTAATTAAGGAGTGAGAAATGAGTGTTTTAGTCAACGAGATCGAGGTCTTCGCAACCAGGTTCGGTGTTCCGCCGGCTGTTGCCATGATGTTGCCTGCGGTCTTTAACCAGGGTGCCGAAGAGGTTGGTATGACCGCTGCAGAGTTGGTCAAGTTAGCCACTTACGGTGAAGAAGAGTTGGGCCACTACATGGTCACCATCGCGGAAGAAGCTGCGAACAGTGACGCGGGTAAAGAGGCTTGGGCTGAATTTGAGGAGAAGATGAATGGGTAACTGGGAAAGCATGACAAGAGCAGAGCGCAAGAAAATGGTAGATGATTGCTTCATACCTGGCGTGTCAAAGATTATCAGGGTTGATTCTGTGGAGAAAGAGATCAAGAAGGACCCTCGCATTAAAGCGAAGGAAGCCAAGATGATCCGTGCTCTTCTTCAAGGGAGGGCACGTTAATGCCAGTATCTGAAGAAGCCAGGGTGAAGAAAGTATTTGCTAACAGAGTGCGCCGGATTTGCCTGGCGCACGACATCGAGATCGTCTATGACGGTGTGCCTAAAAACTATGCTGCAGTTGAGCTCGTAAAGAATGGCCAGGTCTTGTTTGCCGATAGGGCTAGTGATCGGCAGCCATTGAACATCAACTGGCAGCGTTTGTTTCAGGAAGTTACCGATTATGGGTTCAAGTGTAGGGAGAGAAAGGCTGTATGATTAATCCGCTCAAGCAAATCAACAATATTTATGGCTATGTCAGGGTATCGACTAAAGAGCAGGTACGATCTGGCGTGTCCTTAGAGGTTCAGCAGCAGCAGATTGCTGACTTTGTTAAAGAGAAGTATAACCGAGAGGTTACAGAGTTCCTGGTAGATGACGGCGTGTCCGGCACCAGGCCAATCCTGGATCGACCAGGCAGTAAAGAGCTCACCGACATCATTGATCGTCATGATGTCATTGTTTGCACTCGATTGGACCGATTATCCAGGTCCAGCGCCGATTTGCTGTCAATTATCCCCGTATTGCAAGATATTGGCATTACATTGTTCTTTTGTGAGCAGTTTGGCGAGGTGCCCATCGTATATCCTAAGCCAGAAGGCCAGAAGGGCCTGAGATCTAAGTTTGATATGAACGAAATGGCTAACCAGATCATGCTTATGGTGCTTTCAGCGGTTGCTGAGATAGAACACTCCACCATCAAGGACCGATTTGGTGATGGCAAGGTAGATTGGGCCTCTCGCGGATACTTCATTGGTGGCAGCGCTCCTTATGGCTACGCTAAGGTCCAGGAGAAGCACGGCAATAAGACCAGGACTCGCCTGGAGGAGATCCCCGAAGAGCAGGATGTGTTGATGACGATTTACAAACTGCGGGACCGAGGGCTGGGCCCCAGGAAGATTGCTAAGCAGGTCGCATCGCTCCACGCTTGCGCTGCTGATATCACTTACTCTAAAGTACGCCGTATCCTGGACCGCAAATTCCAAGGTATCGGCGAAGCTGCATAGGTGTATAATGGGGCTTCATTTGGAGATCGTTATGAGCGCACTAGAAAATGTGGAATATGCTCTGACCAAGATTGACGGCATGCTCGAACAAGATTACATGACAACGCCCGTTCGTCAAATCTTGAATGAGTGTAAAGAACATCTTGAAGAGGCGAAAGTAGAGCTAGGCGGCTAATGGCCACATTAACCGGCTGGGGTCGCGGAACCTGGGGCGAAGGCGCCTGGGGTACTTCGCTGCCTGTAACTTTATCGACCGCTGGTGTAATCACCTCAGCCGTTGGCAGTGTAACTATTGTTGCAGAAGCCAACGTGACCCCTGTTTCCCCAGCAATAACCTCGGCAGTTGGTGCCCCGCAAGTTGTAGCTGGCGCTGTCGTCCAGGTTACTGGGTTATCTATATCTTCGGCAGTTGGCAGCGTTACCGCTACCGCTGCAGCAGATGTTGCTGTATCTTCAGCCGGCGTTATTACTTCAGGCGTTGGCAGCTTAACAGTCAATGCGGTTGCTAATGTTACAGCCCCATCCCTGGCGATTACGTCTGGTATTGGCGCTGCCCAGGTAGTTGCCGGCGCAGTTGTCCAGGTGACTGGACTGTCTATGTCCTCAGCCATTGGCAGCGTAACGGTAGATGCTGAAGCAAATGTGACAGCCGGCAGCCTGGCAATAACTTCTGCAGTAGGCGCCCTAGCTGTTGATGCTGAAGCAAATGTGACAGCTGGCACCCTGGCGATTACTTCTGCTGTTGGCGCTGCAGCTGTTGATGCCGAAGCAAATGTGACAGCCGGCAGCCTGGCAATAACTTCTGCAGTGGGATCTGCTTCTGTCCAGGCGAAAGCCAATGTGACTGCGGGATCCCTGGCGATGACATCTGCCATTGGCAGCGTCATTGTTTACAACAACACAATTGTAGAGCCCGTTGGCTTTGAGATTGGCGTAGCGGTTGGCGATGTTACGTTAAAGTTAGGCGCATCCGCATTCCCAGTGGGCTTGGCTGTAAGTGTAGACTTGGGCGCTCCTTTGGTGTATGGAGAGATAGACACCAATCAAGATCCAAACTACAATACAATAAACGATGGGCAAAGTCCTGGGTGGGCTTCTATATCAGTTTCACAGTCCCCAGGTTACCAAGAAATTGACGCTGGGCGCGATGCTGCTTAGCAAGTGAGGACAAAAAATGGCTACTTACGTTAATAACTTACGGCTTACTGAGCTGGCAACAGGTGAAGGATCTGGAACCTGGGGCACAACCACTAACACCAACCTGGAACTGATTGGTGAAGCCTTGGGTTATGGCTCCGAAGCTATTGCTAACGCCTCCACTCATACAATCACTGTTGCCGATGGAACAGCTGACTCAGCCAGGTCGTTTTACTTAAAACTGACCGGCGGCGGCCAGGCTTGTACTGTTACCCTGGCACCTAACACCTTATCTAAAGTTTGGATGGTTGAAAATACCACCAACTCTACCCTTACCTTCTCCCAGGGCTCTGGCGCAAATGTTGCGGTCCCAGCTGGCCAGGTGAAGATGATTGCCACAGACGGTGCCGGCAGCGGCGCTGTTGTTTATGACCTATTAGTTGATACTGACCTTACCGGCACCACCACGGTTGTCAACCTGACTGCTTCTGGCACTGTTGATGCAGCGGCTGTTGAGTTTGACTCACTTTCTGGCACCGGAGCTGTTGCGGTAACTGACATCCTGGACCAGGACAACATGTCCTCCAATAGCGCAACCGCCCTGGCCACACAGCAGTCTATTAAGGCGTATGTTGATTCTTCGGTAGCATCTTTTGACACCCTGGCTGAGGTTTTGGCCCAGGGTAATACCACTGGATCAACTGATATAGAAGTAACAACCGCACAGAAAGTTCAATTCCGTGATTCAGCCATATACATAAACTCAAGCGCAGACGGACAGCTCGACCTCGTTGCTGACACAGAGATTCAGATAGCTGCTACTACGATTGATATTAACGGAGCCATCAACGCAAGCGGCGAGATCATTGCGGCAAGCCTAGACATCTCAGGCGACATAGACGTAGACGGCACTACTAACCTTGATGTCGTGGACATTGATGGTGCTTTAACTGGAACAACCGCTACGCTTGTAGGCGCAAACACCCTGACCTTGCGTAACGACACAGCAACGGATGCCGATGAACCAAAATTAATTTTTGATAACGACGCGTTTGCTGGCGCAAATTACGCAAATATACGAACCGGAAATGGCGGTTTACAATTATATTTAGAAAGCCCTAGCACATCTACTTTCCAAAACCGACATAGGCTTTTGTTCAACGGCGGGGGCAGTGATGATTTTCAATACCTCCTTTCAACAGACAACGGTTCAAATTACGTCAACTATTTCCAAATAGACGGCGGCAATGTCACTTTCAATGAAACAGGTGCCGATAGGGACTTCCGCGTTGAATCAGACGCTAACACTCATGCTTTGTTTGTTGATGCAGGTAATGGTCGCGTTGGTTTGTTTACTAGCTCCCCTGCCGCACCTTTAGATATACAGTTTGGTGATAACGCCAACATACTAAGAGGTTCCTACGCTTCGGGGGAAGATAATTTTTTCTTAGAGCTAGACTCAGCGATAGTCGCAAGCGGCGTTGTTGGGTATCAGTTTCACCTTACAAACAACGGCACCGCATATAACAACACGCTTACGTTAGATCGCGGGAACGTAGGTATAGGCGTTGAATCCGCCGATGAAATCCTCCATGTTGAAAAATCAACAGGCACAACGCTAGTAAAAACAGAAGTTGGCGGAAATAGTACAGTCGGATTTGAAATTGCTAAAACCGGTGCAACCACTAAGAATTGGAGAATTGCGGATGGACAAGTAGCCAACGGTTCGTTAGACATTTATGACGTAACAAACAGCCGTAGTATTCTGCATGCAGATACTCAAGAAGTTGTAATCAACGATACTGCCGTGAACCTAGACTTCCGCGTTGAGTCTGACAACCTGTCACATATGTTGTTTGTTGATGCTGGTGCAGACGGTGTAGGTATTGGTGATGGCTCTGTTCAAGCAAATGGTTTAAGAATATCAAGTTCTACGGGTACAACAAACGCTGTAGATACGAAACTGTACCTTAACGCCCGTTCCTCTGGCACTACTACTACAGGCTTTGGCCCCGGCATCGTGTTTGCTGGTGATCGTAATGGGGATGGTAATACGCAACAAATGGCTCGAATTAGCGCTGTTGCAGAGGTCAATAGCGGCACAACTTTGTCTTCTGGCCTTCAGTTTCAGACAGCTACGTCTGGCGTGAACTCAGCAAAAATGACCATCAATAACCTCGGCTCTGTCGGAATAGGCGTAGCTGACGGTGATGTTACAAGCGATGGCACTGCCGCAAGAACCTATGTAGGTATTATTGGCACAGCTAACAGAGGTAGATTAAACATTGGCTCTACAGCATCTAATGGTGCTGACAGTGGTGTAATAAGTTTTGTTAATGGTGCGAACGAAATTGGCAACATTAATATGGAAACTAATTCTGGCAGTCAGACTGTTGGAAAGATGTACATCTCAAGCACTGATATACTAGATGTTCGTGCCGCAGGTGGTGTTATATTTAACGAAGATAGTGCAGATGTAGACTTCCGCGTTGAGTCAAACGGCAACGCTAATATGATAAGGGTTGATGGTGGCAATAATAGAGTCGGTATAGGCGAGTCAACACCAACTAAAACATTGTCCGTTCTTGGTGATGCAATAATAAAAAATACTCTTGATGGAACATACCTAACTTTACACAGCACACAGGCAAATAATGCTTCTGGGCCAGACATAGTTCTTTTCAGAGACTCCTCAAGCCCTGCTGATGATGACCCTTTATCAACTATTTTTTATCAAGGTAGAAATAGTGCAGGTGCGATAAAAGATTATATGAAAGTGCGTTCTTACATAAAGGACGTAACCGACGGCACCGAAGATTTTGGAATGGACATCCAAGTCATGACTGCGGGTAATGCCGTAAACGCTTTAGATATTTTGCCGAGCGAGCTAGTAATAAACAATGCAAGCGTAGACCGTGACTTCCGCGTTGAGTCTAACGGCAACGCTAATATGTTGTTTGTTGATGCTAATAATAATCGGGTCGGGATCGGCACCGGAGCGCCAAGTTATGAGTTTGTAGTATCTAAGGACGGCTCGTCCGGTATTGAGCTCGGTCCACAGGGTATAAATACCACTACCAGCCTTGTCCAGTTCTATAACCGCTCTACCGCCGCGTATGACACGGCTAGGTTCTACGCAAGCGGGTACGATTATTATGTAGGATCAGTAACAAATGTCCTGTCTCTCACAAGTGGTGGTGTCATAGCTAACGAAGGTGGTTCAGCCTCATTAGACTTCCGCGTTGAGTCTGACAACAACACCCATATGCTGTTTGTTGATAGTGGTGAAGATATTGTTTCAATGGGAATGCCCGCAGGTGTACCATCATGGATAGGCGGCAACAGCGTTGTAGTTGCAGATAACCTTTACGCTTTTCAAGGGGCTAGTTACTCCAATGCTTGTTTTAACCTCTCTGTAGATAACAACTTCACTTACTTACTACACAACGCTTACTACGGTTCTGGGTGGAAACAACGGCTTACGGGCTATGCCCCAACCATGCTCCAAACAGGTAGTGCCGCATATAATTTTAACTATGCCGCTGACACAGGGTCAGACGCAAGTATCAGTTGGATTAGTCTCATGGCGTTAAATTCGTCTGGAGCTATATTTAACGATGCAGGTAACGCAGGGCAAGACTTCCGCGTTGAGTCTGACAGCGACACCCATATGCTGTTTGTCGATAGTGGTAATAATGCAGTATGTATGGGTACTGCTACACAACAGGCTACACTTACAGTAAGTGAAAACCAAGCATCACATTTTGTTGGGCATTTCACAAACTCTAATGCAAACGCCTATGGGGTTGCAATAGATACTGGGTCAGGTAGCCAATTATTTTTCTATCTTGGCGGTGCTAACAAAGGGTCAATTATATCCAATTCAAGTGGGACTGCCTACAACACCTCATCAGACCAACGCCTCAAAGAAAACATTGCAGACGCTGATGACGCAGGTAGCAAGATAGACTCCATCCAAGTACGCAAGTTTGATTGGAAAGCAGACGGCTCTCACCAAGATTACGGTATGGTAGCTCAAGAATTACAAATCGTTGCACCAGAAGCAGTATCAGCCTTAGAAGACCCTGACGAAATGATGGGTGTGGACTACAGCAAGCTAGTCCCAATGCTTGTCAAAGAAATACAAACCCTACGTGCGCGAGTAGCGGACTTAGAATCATAAACTGTCATTAAAGGAGAAAGAAACATGGCAATTAACAACACATGGTCCATACAGGACATGCAACACACGGACGCCGATGGCGGTGTCTTTTTAGTTTACTGGTCGATGGTAGCGGCAAGCGATGGTACTCCATCGTACACTGCTTCTGAAGGAGGCAAGCTGCGATGCACATATGATGCTTCAGCTTCAGACTTTATTCCATACGCTGATCTAACAGAGAACGATGTTCTTGGTTGGGTCTACGACAGCTTGATCGAAGGCGACGAAACCGCTGCCGAAGCTAAAGCTCGCGTAGAAGCGGACCGTGACGCTAAGGTTCAAAAGCAAATTGATGCGGCTGCAACGACAGCTTCAGGGGTTCCCTGGTCGTCTTAATCCACCGTGTTAAACTTTGAGATGCCAGGTATATGGATGGTCTTGACGCCATTGGGGCACTTTGGCCCATTGCATTAGGGTTTGTAACTCTAGTAATTGTGCTGGCTAAAATGCACGCAGATATCGAGCAGATTAAGGAAAAAGTAAAAACCTTGTTTGACCTGTGGAACAGGAAGGACAAATAAATTTAAAACTAAAGGAGACTTATAATGGCGAAAAATGAAAAGAAAACCATTACTGTTAATGACGTAGAGCACAACATAGAAGACTTAAATGAGCAGCAGATTGCTATGGTCAACCACATAGCGGACCTGGATAAGAAGCTAGGTAATTTGCGGTTTAATATGGATCAGCTGCAGGTAGGCCGCGAGGCTTTTGTAAACATGTTGACAAGCTCTTTTGATGATGAAGAGGCGGTTGAATCGTCTCACTAGGAGGCAAGCATGTCAGATGATAAAGGGATCACTATCCCAACTTATATGCTCCCCTTGGTAATTTCTCTTTTTGTCGGGGCCGTGTCTTATGGCGCAGCCCAGGCAAATGCTGAGACCACCAAGAAGGAGCTTGATCGTGTGGAAAAAATTGTTGTTGAGACCAACAAAAAGGCTGTTGAGAACGGCACATCCACAAAATTAAATGAGCAGGCAATCAAGAGCATTGCCAAGAGTCTGACGGACATGCAGGAAACGGCTAAGGCCAGTGATGCAAAACTTCAAACGCTGGTGGAGCTGCTTATCGCACAAAACCAGAAGTAAAGGCTTGCGACCTGGCAACCTTTAATCTTCTTGGCGGAGTACACGATACCACCGAGCGGAAGCTGCGAGCCATACATTGGTTTAGGTACAACATAGGAAAATGCAGCCCCAGTAGGTCGGTCTATATTTACAATAGACTAGCCGTCACGCTCGGAGTTTCTTTGGACGTAGAGACTCGCGCCTGGTCAAACAGAATATGGGAATCGGAGGACCAAGATTCTTATGTGATGGAGTTCACCGGCTTTTTTTGCGTCAGTGACCCGAAAAAGACAGTATGCTATCCTGATATCTTTGTGACAGAAGGGATAGACATTTCCACCATCAAGGCTGATGAAGAGGAAGAAGAACGGGGCAGGATAGGCATTCCCGCCCAGAGACCACTAGACTAACTTTAAATTATAAATTATGGCCACAGTAAAAGAGACAATTGCCCGACTTGAAAAGCATGAGGCTGAGTGCCTGATTAGGTATGAGAACATTGGCCGCAGACTAGATGGTGGCAGCAAGCGATTTGACAAGCTAGAGGCTATGCTTTGGGGTATTTACCCAACAATCATTGCGGTGTTTGCCGCATCTAAGTGGATGGAATAATGCTTGATAAGCTAATTGGACCAGTCGCTGGACTCCTGGATAAATTTATCGAGGATAAGGACCAGGCTAACGCCCTGGCCCATGAGATATCCACCCTGGCCTCTAAGCAAGCATTAGAGATAAACAAAGCGCAGCTGGAAGTAAACAAAGTAGAGGCTGCCCATAAATCACTGTTCGTCGCCGGCTGGCGTCCCTTTGTCGGCTGGATTTGCGGAATCGGTCTTTTATACAACGTACTGCTGGCCCAGATACTCGGCATTTGGTTTGATGTGCCAGAAGTTGACCCATCCCTTCTCACCCCCGTCCTCATGGGCATGCTCGGCATGGGCGCGATGCGCTCCTATGAAAAGACCAAGGGCGTTCAGCGAGAGAAGTAGTCCACCCCACAAAACCTGGTTGCCTGGAAGATGATTATATACGCCCAGCTAATTCGACTGTACAATGTTATCAAAAATTGCATAACACAGCAGCGTCACCAGGAGAAGCCAAAGATCATGAAAACAAGCGGAGAAGGCATAGCTTTAATTAAGAAGTTTGAGGGCTGTGAATTAAATGCGTATCAGTGCAGCGCAGACGTTTGGACTATAGGCTATGGCCATACCAGGGGAGTAAGTGAAGGCGATACTTGCACCAAGGACGATGCTGAGACGATCCTCATAGATGACCTGGTAGAGTTTGAGGGTTATGTCAATGACCTGGTAGATACAGAGCTCACGCAAAATCAATTTGATGCCCTGGTTGCCTGGACGTTCAACCTGGGGCCAACTAATCTAAAATCTTCTACGCTTCTGACCAGGCTAAACTCTGGGGACCTGGATGACGTACCTCATCAAATAAAGCGATGGAATAAAGCCGGCGGCAAGGTCCTAGATGGCCTGGTGCGGCGCAGAGAGGCTGAAGCTCTTCTTTGGCTTGAAGAAGAATGGTCCCATGTCTGACATAGACTTCAAGGACTTTGATGTCCTGTCTGAGGCAGAAAAGAACGAAGCTATGGCTCTTCTGAGCCGATATCAGAGACTTGAAACGCAAGACGACTGCCAGGGCGACTTCATTAACTTTGTCAAGCATATGTGGCCTGAGTGTATCCTGGGGCGACATCATAAGATCATTGGCGAAAAGTTTAATCGTATTGCCGATGGTAAGCTCAAGCGTTTAATTGTTTGCTTGCCGCCCAGGCATTCCAAATCTGAGTTTGCATCCACCTTCTTTCCAGCCTGGATGATGGGGCGCAGGGGTGATCTCAAGATTATTCAGACGACTCACACCGCAGAGCTTGCTGTCAGGTTTGGCCGGAAAGTCAGAAACCTTATTGATAGCGAAGACTATCAGCATGTCTTTCCTGATTTAAAATTACAATCAGACAACAAGTCTGCAGGAAGATGGACCACTAACCAGGAAGGTGAATCCTTCTATGCTGGTGTTGGTGGCGCTATTACTGGTCGTGGTGCTGACCTTCTAATTATTGATGACCCTCACTCTGAGCAAGACGCCCTTTCTCCCACATCCATGGATGCAGCATACGAATGGTATACATCTGGTCCCAGGCAGCGTCTGCAGCCTGGCGGGATCATTATCATTGTGATGACCAGGTGGAGCACCAAAGACCTGGTTGGAAAGGTCCTTTCTCGCCAGGGTGATGAGCACGCCGATCAGTGGGAGGTTGTTGAATTTCCTGCGATCATGCCTGAGTCAGAAGAGCCTTTATGGCCTGAGTTTTGGAACAAAGAAGAACTCTTATCGGTTAAGGCTTCGCTGCCGATCAGCAAATGGAATGCTCAGTGGATGCAGCAGCCCACCGCTCAAAGCGGCGCGATAGTCAAAAGAGAGTGGTGGCAAACCTGGGAAGAGGAAAAGGTCCCAGCCTACAGCTACGTTATTCAAAGCTATGATACCGCCTTCTCAGCCAAGGAAACTGCTGACTATTCTGCCATTACAACCTGGGCTGTTTTTGAGCCAGAGGCAGAGGGTCCAGAGGCGATTATGCTCCTGGACGCTAAGCGTGTTCGCTTAGACTTTCCAGAATTGAAGAGATTAGCGTATGATGAGTATAAATATTGGGAACCTGATTGCGTTTTAATTGAAGCAAAGGCAAGTGGTACACCATTGACGCAGGAGTTGCGTCGAATGGGAATACCTGTTATGGCATATACACCGAGCCGTGGTCAAGATAAAATAGCAAGAATGAATTCAGTGGCGCCTATTTTTGAATCAGGAATGGTGTGGGCTCCAGAAGAGGGTTTTGCAGAAGAAGTAATTGAGGAAATGGCGGCCTTTCCGTTTGGTGAGCACGATGATTTTTGCGACAGTGCTACAATGGCATTGATGCGGTTCCGGCAAGGCGGGTTCCTAAACTTGGAGACTGATTATCAAGACGAGGCCCAATTCTTAAAACGAGATAGGGTGGTATATTACTAATGGCGATTGAAAAAAGAAACTTAGGCACTGAGGACGATGGCGACATAATCCAGTTGGGTTCTGGTATGCAAGTTACGCAAGAGCCTACTCGCCAGGACTTGATTGAGAACGCAGCGCAGATTCTGGTCACAGAAAAAGATATCCTGGTCGATGATGAAATCGACGCGATAGATGAAGCGCCTCAGATAGATTTCAACGTCAACCTGGTTGATTACCTTGATTCAGGAGAGCTTAGCTCTCTAGCTGGCGATGTTTTAGAGTCAATTAAGGCCGACAAAGAGTCAAGATCCGATTGGGAAAAGACTTACACAGACGGCTTAAAGTACCTGGGCATGAAGTTTGATGATGCCAGGTCCACACCCTTCCAGGGAAGCTCCGGCGTTATTCACCCTATACTTGCAGAAGCTGTAACGCAGTTTCAGGCCCAGGCATACAAAGAACTGCTGCCAGCAAAAGGTCCTGTTAAGACAGAGATCGTGGGAGCAAGAACTGCTGAAGTTGAGATGCAGGCTGACCGCGTTCAGGAGTTCATGAACTTCTACATCATGAATGTGATGCAGGAGTACGACCCAGAGCTAGACATGCTGTTGTTTTATTTGCCTCTGGCCGGCAGCGCGTTTAAGAAAGTTTATTACGACACGGTTCAGAACCGTGCGTTATCCAAGTTTATTATGCCCCAGGACTTAATAGTCCCTTACGAGGCCACAGATCTAAGCTCAGCCGAGCGAGTGACTCACGTTATCAACATGTCTAGGAATGAAATCAAGAAGCAGCAGCTTTCTGGGTTTTATGCCGATGTTGAGCTCAAGGGTGGTGGGCAGCACTTTAGTCGAGATGAGATTGAAGAGCAGATTGATGAAATTGAAGGAATGTCGCCAAGCTACCAGGAGGACAGAGATCACGTTGTCTATGAGACCCATTGCGTCCTGGACTTACCTGGCTTTGAAGATTTGGGGGAAGATGGCGAGGAGACTGGGTTAAAGCTGCCGTACATTGTCACTATAGACGAAGGCAGTCAGAAGGTTCTTGCTATTAGACGCAACTACCAGGAAGAAGATCCCTCCAAGGACAAGATTAATTTCTTTGTTCAGTACAAGTTTTTACCAGGCTTGGGTTTTTACGGTCTTGGGTTAAGCCATATGATTGGCGGTATATCCAAGGCGTCAACGTCTATTCTTCGCCAGCTTATTGATGCCGGCACCTTGGCTAACTTACCTGCAGGCTTTAAAGCACGCGGCATGCGAATACGCGATGAAGATGAGCCTTTACAGCCAGGTGAGTTTAGAGACATTGATACCACTGGCGCGTCTCTAAAAGACAACCTTATTCCGTTACCAATTAAAGAACCAAGCAGCGTGCTTCAGGGCATGCTTGCTATGCTGGTTGATTCAGGCAAGCGGTTTGCCAGCATTGGCGATATGAACATTGGCGATGCTAACCAGGCTATGCCTGTTGGCACCACAGTCGCATTGTTAGAGCGCGGCACAAAAGTTATGTCCGCGATTCATAAGCGGCTGCATTATTCGCAGCGCTTAGAGTTTAATTTACTTGCAAAAGTTTTTGGCGAGTATCTGCCACCTAGCTATCCATATAACACCGGCACCGGACCCCAAGAAATAAAGGGAGAGGACTTTGACGGTCGAGTGGATATTATTCCAGTCAGTGATCCTAATATCTTTAGCCAGAGCCAGAGAATTACTCTAGCTCAAGAGCTGCTGACAATGGTGCAAAGCAATCCACAGATACATGGACCCAATGGCATCTATGAGGCTTATCGCCGGATGTATGCAGCCCTGGGGGTTGATAACGTCGATTCACTGCTAACTCCTCCCCCTGTGCCACAGCCGCCTTCTCCGGTGGATGCTGGTATGGAGAACAGTGGATTTATGATGGGGCAGCCTGCTAACGCATTCCCGCCTCAGAATCACCAGGCGCATATTGAGGCGCATAAGTCTCTCTTTATGACTGAGATAGTAAAAACAACGCCCCAGCTGCAGAGTGGAATTATATCCCACATGATGCAGCACTTGCAGTTTATGGCCACCGAAGCTGCCCAGGAGCAAATGCCTCCTGAAGTCCAGGAGCAGATCCAGGGCATGCAGCAGCAAGCGCAGTCCGGCCAGGTGCCGCCTGACCAGGTAGCAGCAATGCAGGGACAAATTCAGATGATGCAAGAGCAGTACAGCGCCCCGATTATGGCGCAGCTTACGCAAGAGTTGCTTGCCTCTATGGATACGGGATCGGAGACAGATCCTTTGGTTGCCATTAGGCAGCAAGAGTTACAGTTGAGAAACAAAGAGATAGACCAGGATTCTGAGCAGTTTGACATGAAGCAGCAAGCCAAGCAGGACGAGAACTTGCAGGATGTTGCTATTGCTCAGGAGCGTATTAACACTCAGAAACAGGTCGCCGACGATAAGCTGGGCATCGCTGAACAACGTCTGGATCAGCAAGCTAATCTAAAGCTGGCCGAAATGAGAGCCAAATTTGGAGGCATGAGATGACGACAAGTTATATTTTAGAAAAACAAGAAGAGCTCAAGGCTATTAAAAAGCTAGAGCGCCAGGCTGAAAAGCTAATCAGGGATAAAGAAGAGGTTGCGAAGAAAGCCGCTGCCAAAGCAGATTCTTTGCGGTTAGCTGCAAAGATAGCCAGGATCAATGGTGACGAAGTTGCCCAGGCTGCAGCTGAGAAAGAAATTGCTGCTAATGCCAAGGTTGAGATGGTTGCCCCAGCTCCTGTTGAAATGGAGCGAGCAAGGGATGACAAGGGCCATTATGTCGCTGACGACCCCTCTACCCCAGATATTAATGAGGCATTTGTCCCTAAGAAGACTGCGCCTAAGAAAAAAGTTGCGCCTAAGAAAAAGGACGCAGCAAAACCTAAAGCAAAAGCTAGGAGTAAAAAATAATGCCATTAGACAAAGGTAAAAAATCAATCGGTAAGAATATTAAAAAACTTCGCTCAGAAGGAAAGCCTCAAGCCCAGGCTGTTGCCATTGCCATGAAAACGGCAAAGGGCATGAAGATGGGTGGTGAAGTAAAGCGCATGAAGACTAGAGGCACAGGCGCTGCAACTAAAGGTTTGTACTATTACGAGAAAGTGTAATGGATGATTTAAACCTGGCGGCAAGCCTGAAAAGGACAGTTGCCGAAAGGCGGGATCAAATACAGACCGTCATGATGGAGGGTATGCTCAAAGATATCGAACATTATAAATCTTTGCAAGGTCAGCTAGAAGTGCTAAACTTAGTAGAAATGACCATAAAAGACTTTTATAAGGAGAACAAGTTTGAGTAAACCATCATCTAGTATCGACAGTGCTTATCTGGAGGGCGATAACCGCGTTTTAGATCCAAGCCTATTGGACATGAGCTTGATTGACCGCATGCCAACCCCGACTGGTTGGAGGATGCTTGTTCTTCCTTATGCCGGCCAAGCTCAGACAAAAGGTGGCATTGCCCTTACAAAGGAGACCATGGACAGAGAGGCGCTGGCAACGGTTGTTGCTTATGTCGTAAAGATGGGTCCTCTTTGCTATAACGATACGACAAAGTATGGTGAAAAGCCTTGGTGCGCTGAAAAGCAATGGGTTCTCATTGGTCGATATTCTGGCGCTAGGTTTAAGTTGGAAGATGGCGCAGAAGTCCGCATTATCAATGACGATGAGGTCATTGGTACTATCCTAGACCCTGACGACATAGTGAGCTTCCGATGATTGAGAACAACCAGGCAGAAGAACTGCAAGAAAATGAAGACTTAGAGATTGAAATTGTTGACGATCCACCTGAAGGTGAGGAGGTAAAATCCAGCAGCGAAGATGAGCTGGAAAATTACACCAAGTCTGTTAGCAAAAGAATTAACAAGCTCAACGCCAAGAACAAACAGGCAGAAGATCGAGCTGCACAGTTAGAGCAAATTGCCCTGGCTAAAGAGCGAGAGCTTCAACAATATCGAGCTTATACCGCCCAGCAAGACCAGACGGTTTTATCAAAAGAAGCCGAGGCGGTTGAAGCAAAAGAGGCCCAAGTTGACGACCTGTACAAGAAGGCCGTTGCTAGTGGTGATCCTGAATTAATGTCTAAAGCGACTACGCTTAAAAATGACATGTCGATTCAGAAAGAGCGCCTTCGGGTCCAGGCTTCCAGGCAGCAAGCTGCTCAAGCACAAGCCCAGGCTCAAGCTCAACAGTACCAGGATCAAGGTCAGTATCAGGCATATGAGGAGCAGCAAGCACAACCAGCTACTGCAGAGCCAACTGAACAAGCGTTGACCTGGCACGAAAGAAATCAATGGTATGGCAATGGAGAAGATCAAGAACATCTCCAAGCAACCCAGTATGCTTACTTCACCCACTTCAATTTAATCAACGAAGGATTTGAGCCTGATAGTGATGACTATTACGGTGAATTGGACAGTCGGGTTGGAAAAGTATATCCTAAACTTGTTAATGCCACACCAGGCAATAACAAAGCTGTACAAAATGGAAGCAGACCCGCCGTGCAAAGAGTCTCTTCCTCCGCCTCTTCAGGCGGACGGCAAAAAACACGAGGCAACAGGAGCGGTGTTACTTTTAGTAACTCTGAAGTGGAGCGCCTCCGTGGCTTAAAGCCGCATAACATGGATATGGATACATGGTTGCGGCACGTAGCTAAAGAGAAACAAAAAATCTCAGCAAGGGAGGAGATGTAACATGACAGAATCAAAAAGTAATCGCACCTCGCGTGAAAGTGGAGCGCACGATAATCAGACTCGACGTAAACCGTGGCGTCCTGTAAGAAAGCTGGAAACGCCTGAACCACCACCTGGTTATACCTACCGGTGGATTCGGGAATCCATGTTGGGAGCGGAAGACAGAAGTAATGTCTCTCGCCGCATTAGAGAAGGATGGGAGCTTGTTAAAGGCTCAGATCTTCCTCCAGAGTGGGCTGAAAGCCTACCGACTATGGATAATGGCAGACATATGGGAGTCATATATAACGAGGGCCTTCTTCTTGCGAAGATTCCTGATGAAACGATTGCCGAGCGGCGCGAATATTACGAAGGTAAGACTCAAGCTGCAAAAGACGCTCTTGACAATAATATGTTTGGAGATGCTCAGAAAGATGGTCGTTATGTCAAGTATGATCCAAAGAGGGATACCCAAGTAACCTTTGGCAGAAGATAAACGAGGAAATGACCTATGAGCAATAAAGATGCCGCATTTGGTTTAAAGCCGTCCCGCATGATGGGCGGAGCTCCTTACTCAGGTGGCCAGAGCCGTTATAGAATTGCGTCTAATGAAACCAACGCAATTTTCCAAGGTGATCTGGTAAAACAGCTAACCGGCGGAACGGTTCAGCGTGCAGCTGCTTCAAGCACTGTTCCTGTTGTAGGAGTATTTAACGGTTGTCAGTACACGGACCCCACCTCTGGTGAGCAAGTGTTCAGCAACTATTACCCTGGTGCTATCGTACAGAGTGACATCATCGCATTTGTAATTGACGATCCCGATACCGTATTTGAAGTACAAGCAGACGCAGCTTTCCCAGTTGCTGACTTGTTCGGAAACTTCGATATTGTCGATCAAGCAACTGTTGGTGACACAGCTTCTGGACGCAGCAATGTTGAGCTAGACGTAACTACGGGAGCAACTGCTACCACGTTACCTCTCAAGGCTATCGACATTTCCCAGGATCCCGATAACGATGACGTAGCGAGTGCTAACACAAACGTAATGGTGGTTATTCAGAACCACATTATGGGTGTGAAAGGCGCTGGCTTAGCTTAATAAGGAGAGTAAAGAATGGCTATTTCACGCGCACAACTAGCGAAAGAGCTAGAGCCTGGGCTAAACAGTCTCTTCGGCATGAGCTACGACAGCTACGAGAAAGAGTATGAGGAGATCTTTGCTATTGAAGATTCTCAGCGTGCTTTTGAAGAAGAGGTGTTGATTACCGGATTCGGTTCAGCCCCAACTAAGACAGAAGGCCAGGGTGTTGTTTTTGACAACGCATCTGAGTCTTACTCAGCACGTTACACCCACGATACGATTGCTCTGGCATTCGCACTGACTGACGAAGCTGTAGAGGATAACCTCTATGACTCACTCGGTAAGCGCTATGTTAAAGCTCTCGCTCGCTCTATGGCTAACACCAAAGAGGTTAAGGGTGCTGACGTACTTAACAACGCATTCTCTGCGAGCTTCACTGGAGGAGACGGTGTATCTATGATTAACACTGCTCACCCATTGGCTGGCGGTGGTACTGCGGCTAACCGTGCAACCACTATGGCGGACTTGAACGAAACTTCCCTGGAAGATGCTCTGATTGATATCAGCACATTTACCGATGATAAGGGTCTTACTGTTTCGGTCCAGGCTACTAAGTTGGTTGTACCTCCTCAGCTGGTGTTTGTTGCTGACCGTATCTTGAACTCGCAACTGCGTTCAGGTACTGCTGACAACGACATCAACGCTATCAAGAACACAGGCGTATTGCCTGGTGGCTATACGGTCAATCATTATCTGACTGACCCAGACGCCTTCTTCTTGTTGACTTCCGTTACTGAAAGTGGCGAAGGTCTGAAGATGTTCCAGCGTACTGCGATGGAGACTAACATGGAGCCTGACTTCAGCACAGGAAACATTCGATACAAGGCGCGTGAGCGTTATTCGTTTGGTTTCTCTGACTGGCGTGGTATTTATGGGTCGCAAGGCGCATAACTCTAAGTTAGTGAAAAGGAAAGGGGGGCTTATGGCTCCCCTTTTTTTTTGCGCGTTTTTAAATATTGGTGGTATACTTTGGAGACTTGGATTAAACAACAGCATTCGGCCAAGCGAGTATTTGCTGTATAAGTAGCTTAATGGCGCTAAATGCGCTGGTTAATCGAGGATAACTGTTATGCCTACTACACACTTTAGAAATGGTGTTTCCAACCAAGTTGCTGGAAACCCGCTATATGACTTTCCGTACCTGGACCCGTTCAAGTATGTGACTTACGCCAACGACTTCTTTACCTATCACGCTGATGAGTGGACTATCACCACCACAGAAGCTGGTACAGGAAGCGCGACAGAAGCCCTGGCTTCAGGATCTGGCGGCTTGTTACTTGTTACAAACGCAGCTGGTGACAATGATCTTGATTTCTTGCAGCTCAAAGGCGAAGCCTTTAAGTATGACGCAAGCAAGAACATGTTCTTCAAAGCGCGATTCAAGGTAAGTGACGCAACTCAGTCCGACTTTGTGATGGGCCTTGGTATTACTGATACCACTCCGCTAGACACTACTGATGGTTTTTACTTCATCAAAGCTGACGGCGCAACCGGTCTTGATTTCACTATCGAGAAGGATAACGCTTCAACTTCTAACGAAGATGTTCACGCAATGGCAGATGACACTTTTGTCACTGTTGCTTTCCACTACGATCCAAATGGCGGCCAAGATGGCGCTGGTGCATTCAAGATCTTTGTCAATGACGCGCAGGTAGCTTCTCAGCTTACTCTGACTAACGCGGTTGATGATGAAGAGTTGACTGTTTCTTTTGGTATTCAGAATGGCGAAGCAGCTGCGAAGACTATGACCATTGATTACATCCTGGCCTCTGTCGAGCGTTAAACCACTATTGGAGGCTTATCATGGGCACTAGATTTTCAGGCAGCGATGCTTCGGCCCTCTTTGTTGAGGCCGACACTAATGCTGCAGATGTTGCTTCAATAGGTGCAAACCAACAGCCAAATACCGCCCTTACTATCAATGGTACTGACGCTGATGGCGGTGCAGTATCTTTTACCAATGCTCGCCTGGTCACAGTAACAACTACTGGGACCGGTGATGCTGGTAAAACGATTCTGATTACAGGTACTGATATTGATGGCGCAGCTCAGACTGAAACCCTTACTATGCTTGGTTCTGCTACTACGGTAACCGGAACCAAGTATTTTAAGACTGTTACTGCGGGTGCGGTTAATACGCAGCCAGCAGCTAACATTTCAGTAGGAATGGCTAATAACGCCGCAGTCGCAATTTACGCTGGTAGAGCCAGGCTTCAGGGGACTTACATTGTTTGCTCTTCTGCAGCGGGTGTTTTGAATTTTCTCACAACATCTATTACCGGTGATTCGCAGTTAAAAATAGGTACGGTTGCAAGCGCTACCGTTTCCAGAGATATCACCGTCCCAGACGAGGGTATCTTATTTAAGGACGGTATTTATTTGCAGTATGACGTTACCACCTTCTCCAATATGACTGTATTCCATGCGTAATGGCTACCACGGATGATGTTAAGAGAAGCAAATCAGGAAGGCTCTCCTATAGGGGTGAGTCTTTTCCTGGTTACAACAAACAAGTAAGGACGCCAGGAGCCAGCAAAAAGTTTAAGGTTCTTGCCAAGAAAGGTGACCAGGTTAAGCTGGTTAGGTATGGCGATCCTAAAATGAAAATAAAATCAGACCAGCCAGCAAGAAAGAAGTCATTTCGCGCAAGGCATAACTGCGATGTGGTGCAGAAGAAGAAAGACGTTTTCGCACCTTCGTATTGGTCTTGCAAAAATTGGTGATAAGTTATGGGCTTCTTTGACGACCGACTAAAACAATTCAGACAGAAAGCTCCAATGATGGGCACCCTTGGTGGCCCAGGATATGGAGAATTTCCCCTGGGTTCTGCTGGCCCAAGAGTTGATCCAAGAGATCCAAGTTACAGACCACCCCCGCGACCAGGTGGCGGCAACGTAAACACTTTTAATCCTTTTAACAACCCCTTATTTAGCGACCCAGGACTGGGTGGTGAAGGTGGCCGTGGCGGTGATAACCTGCCCATATCCCCTGGCGGCAGCAGAAAGTTTGCCGAAGAAAACTATGGAAGAATAAAGAACCCATTCTCACAATTCGTTGATGGACTTGAACGCCGTGGCCCACAGTTACCGCCTACTATTCCTATTTTTCAGCCGCCTACCGGTGGAGGGATGGAGCGCGGTCCTGTAAACGGTGGAATTAACCCCGTTGTTGGCCAAAGGCCAGATGGTTCAGACATACGCTTGTTTGACAAAGACAGCCCTACTAGAGGAGGCCCTGGGCAAATTCCACCTATGTCCCCTCCAGGTCCAGGTGATGTAATTTTAGATGGCCCCTTCATGCCGCCAATGAGGACCATGGACTTTCAAGATGCTAACAATAATGGCATAGATGATCGTGATGAGAATACCCAAGTACCAAGACCACGGCTTCCTGGCGGTGGGAAAATACTTGAAGATATTTTTGGGAAAGGAAGAGATGATCCTTCCAGGAGACCGCCTAAGCTGCCACCTTTAAGGCCCCCAATGAGACCCCCCGAAAGCGGTGGGAGTGATGAGGGTTTGTTTGGCAATCAAAACAAGGCTGGTTATGACCGCATTCTATCCAACCTTTACCAGGACCAGTATAGGAACCAGGGTAGCCCTTACGCAGCTCAAGCTGACTATTTAATGAATCGTCCGGTTTTTGACCGAGGTGTCAGGACCGACAATCCCATGTTTACCTTCGAGAAGAAGGACGACCCCTTTGCCACAATGTCGTCTCAGCAGTATATCCGAGATGAGGCAGATGCTGCGGCCCTGGCTAACCAGCAGGCAGCCCAGGCGGAGCAAGAGCGTATTGCTGCAGAAGAGGCAGCGGCAGCGCAAGCAGCGGCTGATGCTAAGACTGCAGAAGAGGCGGCAATAGCTGCAGCTGAGCAAGAGCGTGTTGCTGCAGAAAAAGCAGCAGCCGAGGCAGCAGCCATAGCAGAAGCGGATCGTATTGCTGAAGAAGCGGCAGCGCAAGAACAAGCGGCAGCGGCAGCGGCAGCCCAAGAAGCGGCAGCAGCAGAAGCAGCGGCTGCACAGATGGCAGCAGAAGCAGAGTCTCAGCGCTTAGCTGAAGAAGCCGAAGCTCAAAGAATGGCTGACTTTCAGGCTAGAATTGACGCCATGGAAGGACGCTTTGGTGGGTTTGAAGGACGCTTTGGTGGGTTTGACCCTGCAGCTGTGCAAGAAAGAATTGCAGCAGCACAGGAAGCAGCCAGGGCGGCAGAAGAACAAGCAGCGGCTAACGCGGCGGTTGTATCTAACATAGACCCAGATATCCAGGAAAGAATCAACGCTCTCCAGGGAGAGTTTGGACGGTTTGGTAACTTTGATCCTGCGGCGATACAAGCCAGCATTGCAGCAGCGCAAGAAGCCGCAGCAAATAATGCGGCTGCCATTGAAAATACTCCAGCAGTAGACCCCGATTTGCAGGCACGAATTGATGCCATGCAAAACGAAGTTGGTGGCTTGGGACGGCGGTTCGAGGGCTTTGACCCTAGAAGCGTGCAGGCAAATATTGCTGCAGCAAGACAGGCTGCAGAAGACGCTAGAGCTAAGGCTGCGGCTAATGAGGCTGCGGTTGCTGCAGTACCTGAGTTTGACGCCAGTGATATCCAGGCAAGAATTGCAGAGTTGGGCGGAAGGTTTGGAAACCTGGGTGAAAGAGTTAATCGAATATCCGAGCGTGAGATCCCGCAGTTTGACGCAAGCTCTATTAATCAAAGAATAGATGCCCTGGCTAATCGTGAGATCCCACAGTTTGACGATAGTGCCATTCAACAAAGAATTTCAGAGCTAGGCGGAAGATTTGGAAACTTGGGTGAAAGGGTAAATAAGATATCTGAGCGTGAGATCCCACAGTTTGACGATAGCGCTATTCAACAAAGAATTCGTGAGCTAGGTGGAAGAGTAAACAATATCTCGGAGCGTGAGATCCCACAGTTTGACGCAAGCTCAATTAATCAGAGAATAGACGCCCTGGCTAATCGTGAGATCCCACAGTTTGACGACAGTGCTATTCAGGCAAGAATTAGAGACCTTGGCGGCAGAGTAAACACCATCTCTGAGCGGGAGATTCCCAGGTTTGATGATAGCGCTATTCAGTCAAGAATAGATGCCCTGGCTAATCGTGAGATCCCGCAGTTTGATGCGAGTGATATCCAAGCCAGAATCCGAGATCTTGGTGGAAGAGTTAATCAGATTTCTGAACGCGAGATTCCGCAGTTTGATGACAGTGCTATTCGCAGGCAGATAGAAAACCTGAGATCAACAATCCCAACCGGAATTCCAGCTGCTGAGGTTCCACCTATGCTACCTGGAACCGGCATAGTGCCAGGCGTTAAGATAAACACCGACACATTACCAGGCAACTTAACTGGAATTGGAGACGGGCGTGCAACCCCGCTGCCGAAGACAAGAACAAGGCAAACGGTTAAGACTCCACCGCCACCGACAAGAACAATTATGCCGGTTGCACCACAGCCACCGACAAGAACAATTATGCCGGTTAGACCTCCAGGGCGACCAATTTCAATTCCTACGGTGCCAAATCCACCTAAGAAAAAACTGCCACCTAAAAGGCGGACAGTGAAGACGCCACCGCCGCCCAAGAGGACTCCTATTAAAAGAGCTCCGGTGAAGACAGCGCCTCCTAAGAAGGCTCCAATTAAGCCTGTTAAGTCGGCTCCACCTAAGAAGACGACGACTAAGAGGCCGGCGCCAAGAGGTAGGGTTACTGATAAACGAACGAGACGAGGAAGATAATATGCCAAACGTAAATGGAAAAAAATTCCCGTACACCAAAGCGGGTAAAGCTGCAGCTAAGAAGGCTATGGGTATGAACATGGGCGGAGCTGCCACCAAAAACAAACGAGCTCCCTCAAGCAGCAACTGCGGTTTGTATGGAAGAGTGCAGGGCAAGATGGGCGGTGGTAAGATGAAGCCTATTGGAATGAAGGGCGGCGGTATGCCTAACATTGGAAAGAATAACCTGCGGAGACCCTAATGGCTGTTAGCGGAACTAAAACATTTGAGCTCGATGTAGCTGAGTATGTAGAGGAGGCCTTTGAAAGATGCGGCCTGGAGCTGCGTACTGGTTATGATCTCAAGTCCGCCAATCGGTCCCTTAACCTTATGTTGGCCGAGTGGGCAAATAGGGGATTAAACCAGTGGACCGTTGCCCAGAAAGCGCTACCTATGGTTGCCGACACGGTTCAGTATGACGTTGATGCTGTAAACCCAACCGCAACTATTGATGTGCTTGATGTCTTCATTAGAGAGACAATCGGCAGCCAGGTAACCGATGTGCCGCTTAGCAGGATGTCCAGGGCGGAATATTCTCACCTGGCAACTAAGTCAACAACTGGCAAGCCTAACCAGTTTTACGTCAACAAGACATTGAGCCCAACCATTACGGTTTGGCCTGCACCCGATCAGAGTGGGAAGTACACTGTGTACTGCAACGTACTATCCAGAATGGATGATGCGGGAGTCGGCGCCAATACTATGGATTTACCTTTCCGGTTCTACCCATGCCTGGCTGCTGGACTAGCGTATTATATGGCTATCAAGAAAGCGCCCGAAAAAGTAGGAATGCTCAAGCAGATGTATGAGGAAGAGTTTGATCGAGCACTATCGCAAGATGAAGAGCGTGCATCGTTTAGAATCGCCCCTGATCTGCGTGGGTATAACATTGCCTAATGGCGTTCGCATCTGACAGAAGAGCATACGGGATCTGTGACATCACAGGCTTTCGTTACAAGCTCAAAGACATGAAGAAGACCTGGGATGGTTTGCTGGTAGGTCCAGATCAGTGGAGCCCAAAGCACCCCCAGCTTATGAGAAAGCCTACCCCTATTGACCCCCAGGCTTTAAAAGAGTCGCGGCCAGATCCATCTTCGGACGGCCACGATAACACCGTGTTCACAATGTATACGAATGTGGGCGATGGTATTTTAGGTACAACTTTGCAAACATTTGCAATAAGTGCTAATGTAGGATCTGTGGAGGTAACTACATCATGAGCTTTACATTAGCGACTTTGAAGTCTACGGTTCAGGACTACCTGCAGGTAAATGAAACCACGTTTAATGCTAACCTGGATGAATTTATCAGAGAGTCCGAGGATCGAATCTTCTCTATGGTTCAGCTGCCTGAGCAGCGCAAGAACGTCCAGGGAACGGTTTCGCAGAACAACCGATTCCTGGCTACACCTACAGACTTCTATGCTCCTTTTTCCCTGGCGGTAATCAGCTCTAACGTATATTCGTATTTGCTGTTTAAGCACCCGTCATTTATTAAAGAGTACAGTCCAAACTCAACTGTTACCGGACAGCCCAAGTATTACAGCTTGTTTGACAATGACGCATTTGAACTCTCACCGGTTCCTGATGCGGGTTACACAATCGAGCTGCATTACTTGTATAAGCCACCATCGTTGACTGCAGGCGCCGAATCAGGCACCACAGTGCTGTCAACTAAGTATAGTGATGCTTTGTTGTACGGTACGCTCGTTGAAGCCGCAGTGTTCTTAAAAGAGACTCCCGATGTAGTAGCCACCTTTGAGACCAGGTTTAAAGAAGCCTTATCTCGCATGAAGAATGTGAGTGAGGGCCGAGAGACCAGGGACGAATATAGGTATGACTTACTACGAACGGGCGTCACTTAATGGAACCAATAAAAAAACTTAAAGATAAGAAAATTGCAATACTCGGTCTAGGCGCCTCACAAATTGATTTTGTGATTGGCCTGGAGAACTCTAAGGAATGGGATGAAGTCTGGGTAATTAACTCAGCCTTGGCTGCATTCAATTACGACAGAGTGTTTATGATGGATCCTCCCACCAGGTATCTGGATAGTGAGGATGCCGGCAATCAAACCGAGGTAATGCGTAAGCTGTTGCCTGGCGTAACAAAGCCAATATACTCCTGCGTGCTTGATGAGCGCGTGCCAGCTATTGTTGAATATCCCCTGGCCGAAGTTGCAACCTCGGCAAAATGCGCCTACCTAAACACCACCGCTGCTTATGCTATTGCATTTGGGTTGTGGAACAAGGTGGGCCAGATGGACCTGTTCGGCATGGACTTTAGCTATAAAGAGAACATTCACTTTGCTGAGGCAGGAAGAGCTTGCTTGGAGTTTTGGATATCCAAGTGCATCTCTGAAGGAATCGCCATAGGGGCCTCCCCCAGGTCAACGCTGCTTGATAGTAACGTGCCGATCACAGACAGACTGTATGGTTATCACAGGCTGCCAGATCCTATGGTGGCAATGCCAAGCCCAGAGGGTGAGTGGGTATTGTGCCCAAGGTCAATGCTTCCAGGAATGATTAAGAAGCACAACCTGGAGACAATAGACATGCCCTCAGCACCGGAGCCATACAAAGGATGATTAAAGATAATATAGGTTTAGGCATGGGCCAGATCACGGTTCAGACTACAAACAATCGTGGCCATGACCCAGAGTTTTGGGCAGAACAGACGACAAATAGAATTTGTGGCATATCTGAGCAAGCATCTCCTCACATTAAAGAACAAGCGTTTGCTTTCCGAAACGCAGTTTATAATGTAATATTGACAGGCATGAGAAGCGCAATCGCTTCGGATCGTGTTACAGTGTCCAATAAATTAGAAGAAATTGGCCACGGTGACGTTGCCAAATTTTTAAAGGAGCTGTGACGATGGCTATAACTTCAGCAATATGTACGTCCTTCAAGCAAGAGCTGCTTGTCGGTACGCACAATTTTACTAACTCTAGCGGTAACAGTTTTAAGTTAGCGCTTTACACTTCTTCGGCTAACCTGGGTGCGGCTACAACTGCCTTTACCACAACAGGCCAGGCTAGTGGGACCAACTACTCCTCCGGTGGATCTGCGCTTACTAACGTAACGCCGTTCGCTACAGGCACTACTGCGGTATGTGATTTCAATGATCTCACCTTCAGCAATGCCACAATCACCGCTAGGGGCTGCTTGATTTATAACGATACTCAATCAGATAAAGCTGTTTGTGCTGTGGACTTTGGTGGAGATAAGACCTCCACTGCTGGAGACTTTACTGTTGTCTTCCCAACGCCAACAGCAACAGGCGCTATTATTCGACTAGCGTGATAGCTGATGCCGCTATCAAAGATAGAGTTTCAAGCTGGCATAAATAAAGAAGCCACCGACTACAGCGCCCAGGGCGGCTGGGTTGATGGCAATCTTGTGCGCTTTAGAAAAGCCCGTGTAGAGAAAGTAGGCGGCTGGCAGCAGCTCGGCCAGAATTATTTTCTTGGGTTGAGCAGGGCACTGCATAGCTGGATCTCTCTCGGTGGCACCAGGTTCTTGGGCGTAGGCACCACCTGGAAGTATTACATTGAAGAGGGTAATTCTTACAATGACGTTACCCCTATTCGCCTGGTTACTTCTGCAGGCGATGTAACCTTTTCAGCTTCTAACGGCTCTTCAACAATTACAATCACAGATACTGCCCATGGCGCGGTGACAAACGATTTTGTCACATTTAGCGGCGCTGCTTCTTTGGGTGGATTAATTACAGCCGGCGTACTTAACCAGGAATATCAAATCCTTCTGGTGACAGATGCCAACACCTACACCATAACCGCCAAGGACACTAGCGGTAACACCGTTACGGCAAATGCCAGCGACTCTGGAAATGGCGGCTCTAGCACTGTAGGCACCTATCAAATAAACGTGGGCCTGGATACTTATGTAACCAGTACCGGTTGGGGTATCGGCACCTGGGGCAATGGCGCCTATGGTTCGGCTAACGCCATATCTGCAGTCAATCAGCTGAGGCTATGGACCCACGATAACTTTGGTGAGAACTTAATAATTAATCCCAGGGGTGCGGGTATTTATCGCTGGGTGGAAAATAACGGCGTTACGGTTGAGGCCAAAGAGCTGGCCACAGTTAGCGGTGCCAACCAGGTCCCCACTGTTGGGCTCCAGGTTATTACTTCAGAGACTGATCGACACCTGGTTGTTTTAGGTTGCGACCCTGTAAGCGGTGGCGCCAGGACTGGTGTTATCGACCCTATGCTTGTTGCCTTCTCTGCTTCAGAGAATGATTTGGAGTTTGAGCCGCTGCCAACTAACTCAGCGGGTGATGTGCGATTGAGCTCCGGTTCCTTTATTGTTGGGGGGCTGAAGTCTAGGCAGGAGATCCTGATCTGGACAGACACCAGCCTATACAGCATGAACTTTATCGGACCACCGCTGACGTTTGCGGTAAACCTGGTAAACGAAGGCGCCGGATTGATTGGACCCAAGGCTGCAGTAAATGCGCCGAGCGGGGTGTTTTTTGCGTCGAAAACCGGATTCTATGTTTACACTGGTGCAGTTAAGAAGCTGCCCTGCTCCGTTCAGGAATACGTGTTTGAGGACCTAGACCTGGAGCAGGCATTCAAATGCCATATGGGTCTTAACTCCGAGTTTGGTGAGATGTGGTTCTTCTACCCGTCCAAGGAAGATGCTACTGGCGAGATTAGCCGGTATGTCATTTACAACTACGAAGAGAATACCTGGTCGATTGGTTCCCTGGTCCGGTACTCCTGGCTAGATGCAGGCATTGAAGACTTGCCGTTATCTGGGGCCCAGTCTTCAGGGCAGAGCCTGGTGTTTGAGCATGAGACGGGCTACAACGATAATCACGGCCCAATGACCAATGTATTTGTCGAGTCTGGCGATACCGCTATTGGTGACGGAGAGAACTTCTCTTTTGTCAAGCAGATCATACCTGATGTTGCTTTCTTTAGTGATGGCAGCTCTAGCAACACTCCTGCGATGAACATAGTTCTTAAACGAAGAGATTACCCTGGTCAAGATTTGACCACAGACTCCACCACCCAAGTCACCGGAACATCTACCTATAACAACGTAAGAAGCCGTGCGCGGCAGCTGGTATTCAGGTTTGAGTCGGATGATGACGACACTGCAAACAATCAGCTTGGATATAAGTGGAGGCTAGGCTCTACCAGGATTGATATACAACCAAGTGGTCGCCGGTCGTGAGTAAGCTACTTGAGACCAGGCTTCCCCTGGCAGCTGGTGGGATCGGTACAGATACGCAGGTTGATGTAGAAACCTTTAATCGTTTGGTTAGGGTTTTGGAGATAAATCTCGGTTCTGTCGATTTTACAATATCCCCCCATTTTAACTCAACACAAATTAGTACCCTTCAGTTTGCAACGGGTGCTATAATCTTTAATACAACTAACCAAATACACCAGGCTTTTGATGGAAATGCTTTGCGAGATCTGTATTCCCACCAGACCTATCCAGCTGGTCAGGTAATTGAATCCGGCTTGGGAACTGTAACGGTGAACACGCCATGAATATGAAATTAGAAGATCAACTGCTTGCAAGTCTTGAAGCCCAACCAATGAACATGGGAGGGCCAGTTGTCATGATGAGAGATGGCGGCGCAGCACCTTCCCAGGATCAAATGGCCTTGATGGGCCAAGCTCAAGAGGCCGTTGTAGAGCAGGCCGTAACTCAAGACCCGAATGCCGATATTGCTGCAGCCATCGAAGAGATGATGATGCAAGCCCAGGCCACAGACGATCCCACAGAAAAAAGAACATATGAGCACCTGGCTGAAGCCGCTATGGTTGGGGCTAACGCGCCCATGGCTGAGCAGGCTATTGCCCTGGCAGCAGAAGGTCGTGGCGATGATACTGCCCTGGCTCACCTCCGACCAGGTGAGGTTGTCCTTCCGCCTGAAGCATTTGAGGATCCAGAGTTTGAGCGTGTCGTTCAGCAAAGATTTGAAGAATTAGATATTGACCCACACCAGGCTGTAGTTGGTTTGGGCATCGCCTCATTAAACCCAATTACTGGGCTGGAAGAATTCGGCTTCTTTAAGAAGATTGCAAAAAGCGTTAAGAAGGTTGTTAAGAAGGTTGTCAAACCTCTTGCCAAGGTAGCTCAATTTATACCTGGTCCATGGCAGCCTATCGCTGCTTTGGCTAACAAAGCATTCACTGTATACGATGTTGCAAAAGGCAGAGCCAATCCCCTGGCTTTGCTGACTGTAGCTGGCCCCGCTGCTACTGGCGGAAGTATTGGATCTAACATCTCTAATATCACTAAAGCTGGTGGCGGTAACTTTTTCAGCGGGATAGGCGCCGGTTTAACCGGCACTGGTGCTGCGTTAAAGAGCGGTATTGGTAACCTTGTCTCTAGCCCCATGGACACCATCTTCGGTGGTGCTGCAGGTAACAAGGGTATTCCTGGATTGCTAAAAACAGCAACTTACTCAGGAGAGGCAGCGCTGCCTGGTGTAGCTGCAACAGGTAGCGTGCTCAATCCTGGTCAGCTGCCTGGAGCTCCTACCGGAATGGTTGGAAGAGGTCTTACCACTGCAGCGGGTCTTGGCGGTGCTGGAATGGCAGGAGTGCCAGAGCAATATCAGATTCAATCTGGGGATACGCTCTCTCAGATAGCCCAGCAGTACGGCGTATCTGTTGAAGAAATGATGGCAAATAACCCGCACATAACTGACCCCAACATGATTATCGCTGGCCAAATGCTAAACGTACCAGGTGGCCAGATGATGGCCGGCACTGGTGCAGCTGCAGGAGCGGCCTCCAGTGTACTGTCTGGTTTGAACCCATTCACCAATGGCAGCTTTATTGATGAGGCGTTTGACACCCCAGACTACATAAAGAACATAGGCGACAGCTTAGGATTTGGTGGGAGCAATCCAACACCTGACTTTATCAAGTCTATCACTGGCGGTGGTAGCGGTGGCGGTGGCTTTGGAGGCAAAGACATTGCAGCGCTTGGCCTGGCCGGCTTGCTGGGTAAGCTCGCTTATGATGAAGCCAAGAACTCTAAAGGTGTAGCACAGACGCCGTTGACCTCTATGAACGCGGCTGGCCGATACAATATTGAAGCAGAGATTGCAAGACGTACAGGAGGGGAAGCCCCTAACCCTGTTGAGTTTGGCTTGCTGCCTGCTAATACCTTCCCGACCTTGAGCGGTGGAAGACCAACCCCACCACCAACTGAAGCGGAAGGAATGAGATACGGCGGACCTGTCATGTCTTATGCTGATGGCGGCAACGTCTCTATGGAAGAGTTTCAAAGAATGGTTGGCGATATCGAAGGACCAGGCACTGAGGTAAGTGATGACATTCCTGCCATGCTATCCGATGGCGAGTTCGTCATGACGGGCCAGGCAGTAAGAGGTGCTGGAGCTTTCGAGATGAAAAAAGACGGCGGCATCATTACATTGCAACCCCTGGGTGAAGAGTCCAGGGAGAAAGGCACAAAGCTAATGTACGACATGATGAAGCTGTTCAGAGACTTTGCAGGAGAGCCAGCATGATTATGTCCCCCGCCCAAATTAAAAGGTTTCAAGAAGGTGGCGCCGCTTCTCCTTATGTAGCTGGTATTCAAAAGACTGAAACCAGCATGGACCCTATTGTCCAGCAAATGCTTTATGGCTTAGATGGCCAGGGCGGTTTTATACCTGGAGCGATGCAAGCTGCCGAGCGCAGTTTCTTTGATGAGCAGGGTCGTCCCCTGGTTACTCCCCAGGAGATTGCTGGGTTTAGCCCAGACCAACAAGCAGCCTTTGAAATGGCAAGAGAGGCCGTTGGTTCTCAAGAGCCTTTTCTCCAGGCTTCTCAAGATGCGTATCAGCAGGGCCTTGGTGCCCTGGGTGAAGGGCAGCAGGCTCAGCTTGCTTCTCAGCAGCAGTCACTCCAAGAGTTGCAGCGTGGCGCAGGCATATCTGAGTTTCAAGCCCAGCGTGGTTTGGGTGACGCATTAGGCGGCATTCGCAGAAACCAGAGCGAAGCGCAGCGAGCAACAAATGAATTACGGAGAGACTTGTCTGCTCAAGAGCAACAAGCGCTTCAAACTCAGCAGCAATTCGACCAACGTGCCCAGGGCGTAGAGAATTTATCCAGGGGTGCAGCCTCTGCATTTGACGACCGAATGGGTGATGTGGATCGGTTTGCAGCTAATGACCTTAACAGGTTTAAGCGAGATCTTGCTGGATCTGAGCGGACTGGTCAGTTAGCTGCCAATAGATTTGGACGCGACTTATCTAATATTGATGATTTGGCTAGAAGATCTACAGCCGGTTTTGATCGAGGACTTGCTGGCGCTGCCAGGGAGCTGGCCGGTGGTGCAAGTCAGCAACGTCAGGCACTTGGGCAGCAGGGTGCGATGCTTCGACAATCTGGTGATCGGTTTGCGCGAGACCTGGGTGGAATAGAAGGTTTAGCTAGAGGCGCAGAAGGACAATTCTCTGGCCAAGTAGGGCAAGCAACTCAGGGTTTATCTCGATCAGTAAATGAGCTTGGTGGAGGTTTAGGTGGATCTTTGGCAGAACAGCGTCGAGCTGTCGCTGGCCTGGGATCAGGACTGGACTCTTCAACTGCAGCGCTTAGAGAAGGTGTTCAAGGCTTAGGGGCTGGATTAACACAATCTTTGTCCAGGCAAGAGCAGGCTGGTCGTACTTTAGATTCTGGTTTAGGTCAGTCAACTGCAGCACTTAGGCAGGGGATTGAAGGTTTAGGCGAGGGCTTATCTGGCTCCTTAGCCAGGCAAGAAGGTGCCGTAGATCGTCTTGGCCAAGGCTTGGGTCAGGCCACCACATCTCTGCAGGGTGCAGAAGCAAAATTAAATCAAGAGCTCAACCAGGCATTAGGCCAGGAGCGTGGAGCTGTTGACCGATTTACCAACCGACAAGGTGAAGCTACAGCAAGGCTTGGTGCCGCTGTTGACCGTTTCGGCAACAGACTGTCTGACGCAGAACAGCGTGGGATTGGTGCGGTTGATGATTTCTCTGCTGGGCTAAATGAGTCCAGGGATTTACTGCGTGGTTCTGTAGGGGCATTTGATCCGTCAACTACTTCTCAGTATATGAACCCGTATGAAGATAGTGTAGTCAACCAAATGATCCAGGACGCCACTAAAGGGTTGGCTCAGTCCGACATGGCTCAGACCGCTAGAGATATACAGACTGGCGGTGAGTCTGCTTTTGGCTCTAGGGCTAGGTTGACTGCTGCAGAGCGAGCGGAAGCAATGGGTAGAGGATTGGCCAAAGAGGTTGGCGGTCTAAGAGCTCAGGGATTCCAGAACGCTCAAAACACTGCGATGAGTGAGTTTGCTCGACAGCAGGGAGCTCAGCGTGGCGCAGCAGAAGGGCTTGCATCTCTTGGCGGTCAGGACTTGAGTGCCCAGCAGGGTGCTGCAAATACATTGAGTCAGGGTGCGGCGAGCAGGCTTACTGCAGACCAATCACTATCTGGCAGAATGTCCCAGGAGGCTTCTGGCGACCTGGCTGCTAATCAAAGCATTGCAGATCGTTTAGCTGCTGCCGGTTCGCAAAGATTTGGCGCAGGGCAGACCGTTGCTTCTCAGCTTGGTTCTTCTGCTTCACAGTTAGGTGCAGCTGAGTCTGACCTGGCAAGAAGGGCAGGCGATATATCACAAACACAGTTTGGCGCAGACCAGGCTCTTTCTTCTCAGTTAGGAAATACTGCCGCGCAACGTGCTGCATTTCAGGCAGACATTGCTAGGCGTACTGGTGACGTATCACAAACACAGTTTGGCGCAGATCAAACACTGGCTTCTCAAATGGGGCAGACCGCAGCGCAGAAGGCTGCAGCACAATCT